TTCGTCTTGCATCGCTGCCAGCACATCGTCGCGGATACCCGCTGTTTTCTCCAACAAAGCGATTCGCGCTTCAGCATCAGCGATCTTGGCCATTGCTTCAAGGTGGCGGCCCTGGCTTTCGAGTAGTGCGGTTTCCAGTTCAGCCGTACGCTCTGTCGCCTCCACCATCATTTCCAGTTCAGCCATTTTACTGTAATGAGATATAACGGCCTGCACTGACTCGTCAGAGTATCCATGCGCAGCCAGGGACTCTGCCAGTAGAGATTTAGAATCCGCGCTTTCAAACATTCCGGCGCTGGCAGGATGATCCAGACTGATATAGTTCGGCGTCGTCACATAATCCACACCATGGAAGCTGGTGGTTACAGCGATTTTCCCGGACTCGCGCCCGCCAGTGGCCCAGCTCCAGCCACCAGCACGGCTTTCGATCATCGCGGCGACAATTTTACCCGGCTCTGTGTTAAGAATTTCCTGTGTATGGGTAACGATGCCGTTGTCGTCAACGGATATAGCCACTGTGCGGCAAGCTGGAACATTGTCGATAACGACCGGGCGACCTTCCACCATGATCACGCTGGTTTCAGGCACCTCCAGTTTACCGGTTAGCTGGCGGCGACCGTGACCGTAATAGCCGAAAAGCTCTCCAAGGCGTAAACCTTCCTGAGTTTCCTTGCTTTCAAGCATGGTCTTGACCGCGCTTAATACATACTGTCGCCCGTTCTGGCGACCTTTTCGAGCATTGCTATAGAGACAAAAGCGGTCAGTGACCGTTTTCAAAACATCAGTCATTATCGTTTCCCTCTTTAAAGACCGATTCAAGGATTTGCGCCAGTTCCTGTGGCGGTGTTTTGATGATGGAATCCATCAGGTGATCGTCGTCCTCGCTTTTCGCTTTCAGTTCGTTAACCAGTGCTTCAGAGATTTTTTCGTCAATCTCCAGCACATCGCTGAACAGGTAACGTTTGAATGCATCGGAATTGGCGAGGACGCTGTTATTGCTGACGGCATCGAGGATTTGCGTAACGATGGTGGCGTAGTTCGCCTGCGAGTCGCGGTTATCGTTGTGCTCTTGTTGCAGAGCGGTATTAACGGAGTGGAATTCGATTTTGTACGGGCGATCACCTTCCGGGTATACCTTGCCGTACTTGAAAGCAAGATGAATATCGATAGCCCGCTGAATGAACTCTTCTACGCCCTGCTGGATCCATGAGGCGCGCATGGCGGCCTGAATTGCCGTGCGCAGGAATCCACCTTCACCAAGCCCGCCGGACATTTGATCTGCCCACCCCAGGAGGGTGTAATCGAGGCCAAGTGCTGCCGCCAGTTGGCGCATATAGGTGAGAATGTCTTCAATGCCGTTGATGTCAGCCTGGATGGTCTGGGTATCAATAGTCATCTGTCCCTTGCCGTCGCCCATAATAGGCAGCAGGGTATTGGTCACCGTAGGCATGTTATTCGCGCCGCGTGCGCGCTTTTCCATCAGGTCAGCTGCTCGTTTAAGCGTCTGAGTAATGGTGCGTGAATAATCGGCTGCTTTTACCGGATCCAGACTATTCATCGCCAGACCGATGATTCGGTCAATTTTCGACGCATTAAAACGCGTTGCCTTCAGCGAGCGGATCGCCGAACGCAGATTCATGTACGGCTCGTAGGCGTATTCGAGCAAGCTGGTCCCGTAATTCTGGGTTTCAATCGGCGTGCGCTCTTCCGGATTATCCAGCAAGCTGTAAGCCTTATGGCCAGTGTGCACAGGCATAAGGTTTGACTTAGGCCGCCAGTAGGGGATTTTCATAGGGATAATGGCCCACGGATCGGCGAAAACCATTTTTCCTGACGCGTCCTTCAGATAATCGCCGCTAAATCCCGCCAGGTTGCCGCTGACCTCGAACTCCTTGATGAAGCTCGGAAGGGTGTAATAGGAGCACTCAAAAGACGTGATCCCTATGCCTTCTTTGGCGTATGGCCTGACATAAGCCACCCCAAATACAGACATGATAAATGCCCACCCGGCGACCTCTTTGTTGATGGTTCGCCCGATGTCGTTCATCAGCTCGTCACACAACGCCTGCGCGGCGTCATAGTCACTATCGTTTCCGTTATGTACCGGCACGATAGAGAAGGTTTGTCCGGTCTTCTTATCGAAAGAGAGCGCGTGCGTAATATGGATGTTCAGCGCGGTGGCGATCGTGCTGTAAACCGCCATCTCTTCGAGTAGCGGATAGCGTTGCAAGCGGTCTTCCGGCAGTTGAACTTCATCAAAGATAAAGCGACTTCCGTCCACCAGCCCATCGCCAGCTATGCCACTATCGCCCGGTTTGCCGCCTAAGAAGCCGGACAGTTGTACCGGTGCCCCTGCGCGAGAAAACAAATACCCACTTCCGCCGTGCACAGCCAGCGCGGACAGGAGGATGTTGTCCCGTTCTCCGTTGTCTTTAAAAACCCCCGCCAGCGCCTTCCTGACCGAGGATAGCGTGATTTTATTGTCTGCCAAGATTGCACCTTAATTAGAATAATTCGCATCGTGTTTGAACGGAAATTTAACACTAGTCACTTGTTAAGGATTACCAATGAACAAGCTATCTATGGGGGTGTTTCGCTGTTCAAGTGTCAGCGAAATATTGAAATACATTAGTGCAATAACATCTCACCAAGCGCCGATTAGATACGGCGTGGAAAAGGTGGAAGGCAAAAGCTATGACCGACTACGCCGGGAGGCGAATCAGAAGGCGATAGATTTGCTTAATTCGCTGGTGGACGGCGCGACACTGACAGATGAACAGCGCCAGATCCTGGCTGGGTACACCGGCGAAGGCGGCATTGGCGGGTCCGTCTCCGAATATTACACACCAAAGCCGATCGCTGAAGGTGTCTGGGAGATCATGAAGCTCTACGGCGCGGACGTAGGTAACACTCTGGAACCATCGGCGGGAACCGGCGTTTTTAATGAGACAAAACCGGTTGGTACGGTGATGACCGCGACTGAGATCAGCAGTGTTTCCGGTCGTATAAACCAGCTGTTGCACCCGGAAGACAGCGTACAGATTTCTCCGTTCGAACAACTGGCTGTAAGCACGCCTAACGATTCATTCGACCATGTTGTGGGTAACGTTCCGTTCGGTGGTCGTGATAACACACGCAACATCGATAAGCCTTACGCAGAAGAAACGGACATGGGTTCTTACTTCATGCTCCGCATGCTGGACAAGATAAAGCCAGGCGGATTCATGTGCGTGATTGTGCCGCCGTCCATTGTTTCAGGTTCAAACATGAAGCGGTTACGCCTGCGCCTATCACGGAAAGCTGAATTTCTTGGTGCCCACCGCTTGCCTACCGGTACTTTTGACGCAAACGGGACCAGTACAGTTGTTGATGTGGTGCTGATGCGCAAACATCCGGCAGAGATGGCTGAGAAAATCCCCCTGGTGGATGAAAGCACTCTCGAATCGGCAAATGTGCTTTGGCCAACGTTTATTTCTGGCAAGTGGTTTGAAAAGGACGGCCGCCGGTTTGTTCATGGCACCCAGGAAAAGGGCTTCCAGGGGCGTATTGAGGTTCGTGCCGACGGTCAGATTGATAACCAGGCTCTTAAAGCGAAGCTGATTCATCGTTTCGAAAGCCGTATCGACTGGTCTTTGCTCGATATGGCTGAACCGTCACCGACCGCAGACGTTGTTGGTGAAGGGGAAATGCGCCTGATTAATGGCGTATGGCAAAAATATGCTGGTGGTCGCTGGATTGAAGCTGATGCCGGGAAGGAACTTAAGATCGATGCTGCCAGTTATGGCGCGGATAGCTGGGAGGCTCTTCAGCGTAACCTGACTACAACAGAAGGCCGTCTCGGCATGACATTTACCCAGATGGCAAATGTCCGCGATAAGTACACCACATCAATCAGCGACGATATGGTGCAGCTGGTGGACTGGATTAACAGCCAGCCTGAAAAATACCGTGAACGCTTGTATCGCGGGGCGATGATTGGCCGGATGTTAATTGAATATCAGGACATGAAGGCCGCCGGGCATAGTGCTGAACAAATCGAACAGCAGCGCCTTTCTCTGGTATCCCGTTTGCAGGCAGAGATTGACCGTTTTGGTAACCCCGGTCGCGGTCCGATAGCGAAATTGTCGGGGAGCGGTGCGCGCGCCTGGTTTGCTTTCCGTGGTGCAATTAAGCTGGATGGCACTATTTCTGACGAGCTGACAGGGAAGCTGGTTACGCATGATTCCAGCGCAAGTTATGACTCCACCAGCTATCAGGACACCCTGCGTTATCTCTATAGCGATCTCCCCCGCGATCCAATCCAGCTCGATGATTTCCGCCTTGCGTTTACCGGCGAACTGCCAGCCAGTGATGAAGAGTTGCTTAATTTATTGGCCAGCACCCCTGGTATTGCGGTTTCACCGTATGGCGGGATTGTTCCGTTCGCCCGCGCCACCAGCGGCGACATTAACGAGATAGTGGCTCCAAAACAGGAATTCCTCGCCACACTCCCCGACGGTCCAGTAAAGAACAACGTCCTTAATCAGCTGGCAGCTATCGAAGAGAAGCGCATCAAGACGCCAGCAGAGAATATCCGGTTTAAGCTCAATAGCCGTTGGTTCGACCGTTCCGTCATTCTGGAATTTTTGCAGGAAAACGGCTATCCGGATCTGCGCTATGTGCAGTCAGTGCAGCTGGAAGGCGACGAAATGGTTTCTGACACCTATCACGGTGGTGATGGTCTGTTCGTCGGGCACCGATACGGTGTCGTCCAGCGCAAGGATAAAGAAACAGGTGAGATTCGCTACGAGTGGGACCGTAAATCAGGTGAAAACGCGACCGGGTTCCCGGCACAGCTGGAAAAGTATCTCAATGGTGCGCGTATCGGTGGCAAAGATAGCGCGACGGCGAACGGCTACCGCGAGCAGATGGCACTGCTTGAGGACCAGTTCAATAAGTGGATCAAGACGCACGATCGCTACGATGAGCTGGTTGCCAAATACAACGATGTGTTCAATAGCAATATCCCGTATGAACACTCTGGCGATCCGCTTGGGTTGAAGGGATTAAGCGGTAAGCGCCAGCCATTTGATTACCAGAATAGCGAGGTGCGCCGACTGTCCGAAGATGGGCGCGGCATCCTGGGCTTCGGCACCGGGCTGGGTAAAACCACGACCGCGCTGGCGCTTGAGGCGTTCAACTATGAGAACGGTCGCTCCACCCGTACTGCGTATGTAGTGCCTAAATCAGTGCTGGAAAATTGGTATTACGAAGCAAAAGAATTCCTGAGTGAAGAGGCATTCAGTAACTACTTGTTCGTCGGTCTTGATGTGCTGATGGATGGCGATCAGATTCGCCAGGTGCCGGTGCTCAATGAGAACGGTAAACCTGTTCTTGGTACTGATGGCACTCCAGTTATGCGCGATGCTCTTAAGCTGGCAGATGAAGCCACTATCACGGCGCGGATGAACGCGATCCCGCACTCAAATTACCGTGCAGTCGTGTTTACCAAAGAACAATACGCCCGCATTCCGCTACGTGATGACACCGTAGATGAGCATGCACAAGACATGCTTTATGACTTCGTTGCCGCCGGGCGCGTAGCCAGCGCAATGGACTCCGACTCCCACCGCAAAGAGGCGGCGCGTCGCCGGGTATTGTCGGAGTATTCAGATACCGGTACCGAAAAAGCAGAGAAGTATCCGTACTTTGAGGATATGGGCTTCGACAGCGTGATTGCTGACGAAGGCCACAACTACCGCAATAGCTATAAAAATGGTCGCGAAGCGTCACAGCTGGCCTATCTGCCCACCAGCGCGGTGGCGCAATCGGCGCGAGATATGGCAATCAAAAACGCGTACTTGATGAAAAAGAATGGCGGGCGCGGACCGGTTCTCCTGACTGCAACACCAGTCGTTAACACCCCGATCGATGCATACAACATGCTTTCTCATGTTCTGCCGAAGGAATACTGGCAGAAGATGGGGATCTACAGTCCTGATGACTTCGTAAAATTCTTCGGCAAGACCAGGCTGGAAACGGTACAGAAAATCAGCGGCGAAGTTGAAGAAAAAATGGCGCTGGTGGGTTTTGAAAACCTTGATGCGCTGCGCGGCATATTCCATCGCTGGACAACGCTTAAAACGGCGGAAGACGTTAAGGATACCGTGGAGATCCCGGAACTGGACGAACACCAGCAGGATGCACCACTTACTGAAGAACAACTGGCGGCGTATGAAGAATTGCGTCAGCAGGCGGAAGCGGCGGCCAAAGCCAACAATGGTGTAACGACCTCGGTCAATGAAGACGGCGTGATTGAGCACGAGAAAGCCCGTCCGATCTTCTCAATAATCAGGGATATGGACCGCGTATGTACTGACATGGACCTGTACTATCGCCGGATCACCTATCGTTTCCTGCCGGAGTACGCCGATGCGGTGCAGCAGCTGGCAGACAGTTTGCCTAAACAAGCCACCAGCGAAGACGACGACAGTGATGATTCAATCACGCAGCAATCGCAATACTCCCTGATAGATAAGGGCGAGTTTATTCAGTTGCAGGTTCCGGAAGCGTTCGAGCAGGAAGTGAATAAGCGCCTGGCCAGGTTTGGCATTGACGAACAGACCGTAACTCACCCCGTTACGCCCAAATACGCGAAGCTGATTGCCACGCTGAAGGAGTTTTTCCCGGAAGGTAAGCAAATCATCTTCACCGATGAAAAAACGCAGCACCAGAAGCTCAAGCGCATTATCTGCAATGCTCTTAACCTTGAACCTTCAAAGGTGGGGATACTGAATGCTCAGACGGTTGCCGAGGCAGGTAAAACCGGTAAGAAACTGAAAGCGGTTAAACCGCCGAAAGAGTTACCGGATGAACCAACAGATGCACAGATAGCGAAATACAACGAGCAAATGGCTCTGTATGACGCCTATATCGCGCAGCAAAATGAAATGTCGTTGGGCGGTCTGGAAAAGATTGCAGCCGACTTCCAGGAGGGCCGGACTCCGATCATCATCTGCAACAAAAAGGCAGAGGTGGGTATCAACCTGCATCGAGGAACGACTGACATCCATCATCTGACGTTGCCATGGACTCCAGCCAGTATTGCGCAACGAAACGGTCGCGGTGCCCGAGTTGGCTCCAACCGTGCAAGCGTTCGCGTTCACTACTACTGCGGCAAGGGTTCTTTCGATGAATACCGACTGAAGACGCTGAAGCGTAAAGCAGGCTGGATCTCCGATATCCTCCGTTCAGATAAGTCAGAAATGGAGAACGCCGACGCCAACGATATGATCGAAATGCAGATGTATACCGCTAAGGATGATGGCGAACGTCTGGCAATGATGCAGGTTCAAATGGATAAGGCGAAAGCCGCGCAACGCGCTCGCCAGAAAGAACAGGCTACTATCGACCTTCAGAACTACATCAAGGCGCAGCACGCAGCTGGTGAGGATGTGGAGGTGCTTACCGCTGAATTAGAGCGAAGCAAAGCGGAACTTGAAAAGACCACCGCCGAGGTAGCTAAATTCAAACAGGCGGCAATGGCCAAGGCAGCGGATAACGCAGACTGGAAGGCACGCTGGGGGAGTGTCCATCACACAGACCGTATGTTGTTAGCACAGTATCGCGCGTCGTTGAAAAGCGCCATTCAGCGCAAGGCTAATATCTCTCAAGCCATCTCCCGCTATGAGAAATTATTGAACCGTACTCAGAAGGCCGCGACGGATATCAAACGCCTGCGCCCGCTGGTGGAGGATGCATTAAATAAAGGCATTCTGGATGTTGATCCTGACCTGGTTAACCATGCGAGTGAGTTCCTTGTTATCGGCGATCGCTCATGGCGTGTAGGCCAATACTACGATTGTGCCGGTGATATCGTTCGCATTAAGTCGCTGGACTTCGACAGCCAGCGCGCAGACGTGGAGATCATCTTCACCTTCAAAGGCACCAAATCTGGTAACTGGGATGTGAAGACGCTGGATAAACAGGTTGATGTAACTCCCGATGAAGATGCTGTTATGCAGAAAATCAGTGGTGGCGTCTCCATCGCCGGGATTAACGACATCGTTTCCTGTGACGATTTCTACCGTTTCCAGCAGCGCGGCATGATCAAAATCACTGACTCATACGGCGTTCAGACTACAGAGTCAGGCTATAGCATTGATTTTGTTGGTACCTATACGGACCCACTGAAGCATGCGGTTTACCCGGATCGCCGTGACGGCGCGCTGAAGTCGTCAATTGCAAAATGGGTGCTTGGTATGATGTCGGAAGGGAATAACCGCCAGATCCGTTCGGCAGAAGCATTCCTGGTTGAACTGTTTGGCTCCAATTATGGCGATGTAATCGCGTCATACGGAGATACGCTATCCCCTGAAGCAATTCAGGAGAAAATAGCGGATGCGATCGCCAGAATGCCGGAGAAAACAAGCCAGGGGGCTACTCGTAACGGGGATTCTGAACTTGAAGTCACCAATGCCATTTTCGGTACCAATGAGTTCCGGGCGTCAGATTATGAGATCACCACAGCACAGTTTGGCACCATTGGCATTTACAGCAATAAAGACGAGATCAAGCAGGCAATGGACGCAGCAAGCGCGCGCATTGCAGCAGAACGGAAAGTCAATCTGAATCATGCAGTCGCCGCGCTGACTCAATCGTGGGTAACAGCAATCAGGGAGGCCGCCACCACAGGGAAAATCACACCGGCAATTGCGGATGTCGTAAACGACGGCTCTAAATTTATGGATGCCTATAAAATGGATGCGGTGCAGTTGCCATCAGCCTATGGGCAACTCAGCTATCGCATGACCTACAACCTAGTATCGATGTTTACCGACCTTGCCATCCTTGGGCTGGTGGACCTTAACGAGGTTACGCCGGAATTGCTCAGCATGCGCAAGAATCATGTGGAGATATTGCAGAGTATTAACACGGTTCTTGCCGGGCGCACCGATGAAGAGAAACAGGCCGACGCTGATCGGATAAACCTGGCCCTTGGCAACATCACGGAGGAAGAAATTGCCGCCAGAAACGAGAAACAAGAAGAGTTATCATCAATACAGGGTGATGCCACCAGCATAGCTCAGTCTCTTGGTCTGAATTATCGCGTATCCACCGCCGACCTGGAGATGATGTACGCACCAAAATTCGCCGCTGGCGAGGTATTTGGGCTTCAGGAAGCCTCAGGCATGAAAGGCGTTCTTTTCCGTGCGAAAGACGCAATCAAGGCGAAATTCGGCGCTCGCTGGCTGCCAGCGAAGGCGAAGAACAGCGATTTCCTGGGTAACTGGTGGATTATCGAGACAAAACACAACGTGGCGGACGTTCTGGCCGTCATCCAACAATACGCATAACAGGAGCGCCCGGTTCGCCGGGCGTCGCATAATATGGCCACACTATCTGATACAATAAAACCGAATAAAACATATCTTGAGGCGGTACTGCGTACGGCGTTGTTAGGAAAGACAGAAGACGAATACGTTGATTTCTTCCTGTCAGGGCTACGCGGGCGATTACTGAAAAATCCCCGCCTGTACCGCAGCTATGGTCCATACTGGCCGGAAATTAAAAAATTATTACTGGAGCGCGGTTATGGTAATTTCGGTCGTCTCGTTGACCGTGACGTTCGCAAAATTTACCGTTATGACCGCCCGGCGCTGACACTCATAGCCGCGACGCTCTACAGCCAGGAGCGTTTTGATAATGGTCAGATATACTCAGCCTGGCATTTACTGCCAGTGCCTGAAGAAGTTGACGATCAGGACTATGAGTTTGAGTCTTACGATTTGGAAGTTGAAGCCTTGGCACAGGCTGGAGAGAAAACTTGAAAAAGCGATACTACACAGTAAAGCACGGGACGCTACGAGCATTACAAGAGTTTGCTGACAAGCATAACGTTGAGGTGCGCAGGGAAGGGGGAAGTAAAGCTCTGCGCATGTACCGTCCGGACGGGAAATGGCGGACGGTCGTCGATTTCAAAACAAACAGTGTCCCCCAGGGCGTCCGCGACCGGGCATTCGAAGAATGGGAGCAGATCATCATAGATAATGCGTTGCTTCTGAATGCTGATTAAACTTTCCGAGTTTATGCCCGGCACTCGACCGGGCTGAAAAAGTTTTATGCAGAAGTAATCATGTTTAACATTTGGAGATTAAACCATTTGTGATCTTTTCAGCATTTTGGAGCTGTAGGGTTATTTTTTTGCCGATACCATAGCTTGTATAATGGTATCAATATCGCGATTATTTAACATGAAGATGGGGATATCATTAATCTTGTCCGTCTTATTGGTACTCATCACGCAAAGCCCCTCATACATCCCTCGGGTTTTTGTGAAATTAGCGACTGGTGGAGTAGTGTAATTCCCTTTAAAGTGCATCCCCGCTGATTCATAAAAAGGAACTAAAGCAGACTGGCAAATCAATCCGACTTCATTTGGAAATGCAAGTATTTCTGCCAGTATCTTACTTCCAAGTCCATTACCACGATATTGCTCATATACATAAATTTTATGACAGTACAATGGTAAGTTTCCTGATGGATGCCCAAAAATTAAGGCGTACCCGAACAACTGTCCTTCATTAGTAAAGCCCATAATGCGTAAATGTCCGGCTCGGTAACACTCTTCAAATACGTCTATTATGTGGCTTCGTGCCGCTTTCAGTTCCTCTTCTGTCGCAAACATCATCATCCCCATCAGCGATGGGGTACAGGCCAGATCCTGAAGAATCCCATTAGCTTCATTTTCGAAGATTAATGGTAGGTGTGGTACAATTTCGTTTGTCGAAGTGTCAGACATAGAAAAACTCCTTCGTTTTTTGAGCTGATGTTATCAGCGATAGCGATGAAGGAGAAACAATTTTGACTCTCTTAAAGAGGTTGCCCCTCTTGATAGAAAACGGAGAAATGGTAAACAACGATCTCCGTTTTTAAACAAATAGTCGGTTAAAAAAAATTTCCTTTTCCTGTTAACAATCCTTGCGGAACTTGCTTTTGTGTCAGCGCATGGGTACCGCGAATTATATTAATCAGGGGGCTTAGTAACGATGGTTCCTGATGGGTATCAATTTCCCCAGCCATTGCCCTTATGTAGTCTGCGCTGGCAACGTTGTTGTATTCCGTCGCAAAGCAACATAGTAACGTCAGAACATGCTCTGTCGTTATTTCGCTCCAGTTGATGTTGAAAAATTCATCGCCTTTTTTATCGTGTTCGGAATCGAAGATGCTTTGGTGGAGGATGTATTTGCCGGATTCTTTGCGCGGTAACTTGATCGCTTTCTGGCGTTCCAGCGCCTTGTAAATCTGCATTGCTTCAATTAGTACCGGCCTGCTGTTCATGAAGGGATCGCGCAACCTTACACGCTGGCCAACTCGACCGGTAATAAAGCTGTTTTCCTCTTCCACCAGCACGATAAAACCCTTTTCCTCTTTTTCTCGCAATTCGCGCAGCAGCTGGAGTTCCATATCGCGGCGGCGTTCAGGGTAGCTGGTCCGCTCAGCCATTATCAGCTCGTTGTTGATCCATGCAGCAGTCATTGACGCCGGTTTGCCGACGCTCATTGAAACAACGCATATTTTCTTATCCATAGCACCCCTACAAAAAAGAAAAGCCACCAGCGGCGGCTTAGCAATACAACAGAAGGTAGCGCCCGGTACTCAGACTGTGCCGTCCATGGAATATTTGAAAAGGGATCCATCCGTACCGGGCGTGTTGCAATTTTGACAGAAGTAATTTGTCAAATGTCAATTTTTTTTTGCATTTTAAGTGCGAAATTTTACGTCCAAACTGTTAGCTAACTCTTGGACCATTTCTCGACCACCTGAATATATATCATTTAAGATGAAATCCATTATCTCGTAAGAACACTCTAAGTCTTCTGAGGTGACTTTTTCATAGCTATGACTCCCTGCATTTCCCAGAAATTTAATCGGCATTAAGAGATCTTTAAAGCGAGAATAATTATCAGGGATTGCTTTAATTCTATTGTGAAGTTTGTCACCTTTTTTGTTAGGGACGTCGATAGCTGTAAGTAACTCTTCAATAGAAATCCTTATCAGATTTGCCGCAGCTCCTGGGCAGATCTTACTTAGGGTAAACGATGCCTCCAGTGGGGCAGAAATTTTTACAGGGCATTTTTCCGGAAGAGTGAAAAGTTTTAACCCCGGTATAAAGCTCAAAGGTTCATACCAAGGTTTATATTGGATTCCGTTGTGTTCATCCCAGTCAGGTTCTAAGCCGCTTCTTCCTGAGCATGCAACAACTTCATTACATTCTTGTCTTATACACTGGGACATACAGCTAAAGATTGAAGAAACATACTCCAGATCAAGCCATTCGTCTGATAGCATTTTTGTTGTACTAGCCGTTTCCTTACAAACAAAGGAATCTTCTAATATTCTCAGCGTCTTTTGCCCACAAGTTGGGCATGGCCACTCTACGGATTTAACATCCGAAAAGAATTTAGGAATTCTGTGGATTGCCATTTTTTCATTTATCTCCTCCGATATAGGTAAGTCCGATGTTAGCAATGTGTTAATGATAATGCAAAGCAATGATTATAAAATAATAAATATATTAGTGCATGATATTTGCCATCTCATAAGCGTCAGCCAGCAACTCCATTTCTGATTTGTTCAGCAGAGTGAATTCTTTCTTGCCTCCTACCACGCCATCGGCATGAACAGGGACCAGCCAGGGGTATTTTTCTCTTACTTCAGCCGGTGCTGCATGCTGGTGGTGCCATCTACAAAGTGGCAATTGTTTTTTGTGACAACCCGGCGCGGTACGACCGGAGATATGGTGCAGAGACACCTCTTCAGATATTACTCCATGCATATAGCAGGCAATGCAGGGGAGAGCGCCAAGAGCATTGGCGATGCGACGTTCCTCCGCCGTCGGTGTTCGCCCCTTCAAGCCCCGAGATTTTATTTTTACCGCGCTTTTCAGCGCTTTGCTGGCTGGCGGGCGTTCTTTCTGTTTAGCGATACGGCGATCGATAGCATCCCGGATTTTCTGATATTGCGATTCGCGCCAGGCCGGATCAGCCAACTTTTCCCGTTGCCGGGCGATCGCTCGTTCTCTGGCTGCCTTCTGCCAATTACGGCGCTGTTCAATTTTTTGTTCGATTGTTTTCATAAGGTAAAAAAAAGGCGGCCTTTAGGCCGCCAATGATTTCAAAGGAGTAGATAATGGCCATGTCTTCGTAGTTGACTAACGCCACGGCTTAATTATAACAATCAATTAGAGCAATGTCATGTTTTTTATCGTCAGTCGCATTTTTTCACTTTAGTATCTATGTGCTATACTCCTTTCTGATTGATTGGATGCGGAATACAATCTCCGCTATTTTGTGCAGCCTGGCCTCTTGCCAGGCTTTTTTTATTTCATCATGGAAGCTGTTAACGCTTTGGACTTTGCTGAACTGATTGAGAGGGCTTTGTCAACGTGCCCCAAAAATTCTCCAAACTCAGACATCACTTTAGCAAAACCGCGCCGTGCTTCTTCCTCGGTGGCATTCATCACGAAATGTTCAGCACTACGCATACTTCTGACAGGGAACGCAACGGATATTGAGTCAATATCAGGCATTCTATCGCTCAGCTTTACAGTGACAATGACGGCTGGCGACTGAATATTAGTGCTCACAGACAGCACTACATATTTTCCGTCGATGTTGAAATCCTTTCTCATATGTCGCCATAAATATCAAAGAATTAGAGCAATCATTTACGCGTTAATGGCTAATCGCCACCTTCCAGCAGGCGCACCATTGCCCCTGTTTCACTATCCAGGTTACGGATATAGTTCATGACAATATTTACGTTGGTCCAGCCACCAGCTTGCATGATCTCCGGTATTGAAACTCCGGCGCGGGCCATATCTCGCGCGGCTCCGACACGGGCACTGTGTCCAGACCAGGCCAGGTATCTCTGACCAGAGTCATCCTTAGCGCCGTAAATCAATCGATGAGTTGCTTCAAAAATCCCTTCCAGGGCGCGAGTTGATAGCTGGCTTGTGGCAGATGGCGCAGCTACGCCATTTTTTCTGACACGGCAAAACAAGTAGTTATTCGGATCATCAGCCACACCAGAGACAGAAATCCATCGCTCGACCAGTTTAGTTACCCCCAGGCTAAGTGCCTTCTCTACACCCGCGGTACTAACCAGCGTTTTCGTTCTGCCAATATGGATTAACATTCTCCCACCGTCTGTACGTGAGATATCTTTAACCCTGATCCTGGCAATTTCGGCTATACGTAACAGGGTGTTATAAGCAATCCCCAGAAATGCCAGATTACGTATATCCTGGCAGCGATCGCTATTTTCCATGAGTGAACGAACCTGGTCGAAATCAGTGCGTTCGAACGCCAGTGCCTGTTTTGCACGTTCACCGGCATCAACGTTTTCTTTTCGGATCCGTCGCATGACCAGTGAAACAGCATTGCTGTCACTTGGTCGTGGCAGCCCGGACCGACGATGAAGCATGTTTAGCTGGCCCAAATGTTGCTGGATAGTTTTTACTGCCAGACCACGCGCCTGAAGATATAGAAGGTAATCGCGAACATCTTCAGGTTCTGCGGGAAACCATTTCCGGTTATTCAACTTGCACCATGCCGCCCACGACCGGCAAACGGACAGAAGCATTTTCCAGGTATGCTCAGAAAACGCCTGGCGATCCCTGAACATGTCCATCAGGTTCTTGCGAACCTCATCACTCGTTGCATCGACCGGTAATGCAGGCAAATTTTGGTGTACGGTCAGTAAATTGGACATTTAACACTCAGATAATGGTTTTAAGTAAAGTGTACAGGATCGGCTCTGCCTTTACCTGTTTATGGTTCTCGTCATAGAAACGCCAGCGACCGCGCGTGCGTTCTATTTTCTCTTCACCGCGCGATAATGACAGTTGACAACTATCACGATCAAACCCTTTTGCCCGCCAGTAACCACGGTTTTTCTCAAGCTCAATATGAGTGGACACTTTAGCAGCTGAATATCCCATTTTTCACCTCTGATTGATTGGTGGTGCTAAGTGCGCTACGCGAAATCTGGAGCACTAACACTGCCAACATTTCGCAGATTTTACGTAGCGCAACCTTGATCAAATGATCAAGTGATCACTATTTGACCTGATAAGGTATTGAACTGTATGGATTTACAGGTAAATTGATCATGTTCAATAACCCTTAAGATAACTTCGTATAATGTATGCTATACGAAGTTATTAGGTCTGAAGAGGAGTTTACGTCCAGCTGCGCATAAAAATCAAGAATTATTAGAGCAATAAATTTTGAGAGAATAATCCCACTCCACCAGCCAAAAACTGGATTGTTTTTCATAGTTGTTTGACAATTGCTCTAATAAATTATAGTTTTGCCGCCGTTTCGTAATACGACCTTGGATTCACTATTTAATGTGTCTTCAGCGTTGTAGAGCGGCTCAGAAGGAAATGAGCAAACAGGGAAACCTTATACAACGGCATTACAGCTATGCATTGCTCATCTTACACACAGCGCAATGTTGTTAGATTACCCCAGCATGGAACATGGGTGAAACAGTAGGTCAGAGCTTCAGGCTCTGTGTTGTCAATACAGTGAGGCATAATTATGGCTTTCATTCCACCAACCATCGACGACGTTAGACATTGCTCTAACGCTTTATCTGTAGACCCCGCCGAAACCGACGCTGCCCGCGCCATTGCTGAACACTACTCAAAGATATCCAATCAGGAGTACCGCATCACCCAAGACGACCTGGATGATCTCACTGACACAATCGAATATCTCATGGCCACTAACCAGCCAGACTCACAATAAATGCACTAATAAATCTATTATTTTCGTTGGATCCTTCTATAATGGTGGCCAACAACTCCCAGTGTAATCCGCTGTGAGTTGTTGGCCATGTCAATTCTGGAGGAGGATCAATGATAAATTATGTCTACGGCGAACAACTGTACCAGGAGTTCGTCAGCTTCAGGGATCTCTTTCTAAAAAAAGCTGTTGCACGCGCCCAACACGTTGATGCCGCCAGCGACGGTCGTCCTGTACGCCCGGTTGTCGTTCTGCCGTTCAAAGAAACTGACAGCATTCAGGCTGAAATTGATAAATGGACTTTAATGGCGCGGGAACTGGAACAGTACCCAGACCTCAATATCCCAAAGACTATTTTATATCCAGTGCCTAACATCCTTCGCGGTGTGCGTAAGGTTACGACTTATCAGACAGAAGCTGTGAACAGCGTCAACATGACCGCTGGCCGCATTATTCATCTGATTGATAAGGACATTCGCATCCAGAAAAGCGCAGGGATCAATGAGCACAGTGCGAAATACATAGAGAACCTGGAAGCAACAAAAGAGCTAATGAAGCAGTACCCGGAGGATGAAAAATTCCGTATGCGCGTACACGGCTTTAGCGAAACAATGCTGCGCGTCCATTACATTTCTAGTAGCCCTAACTACAATGATGGTAAATCAGTTAGTTACCATGTGCCGCTATGTGGTGTGTTTATCTGCGATGAAACTCTCCGTGATGGAATTATCATCAACGGTGAATTCGAGAAAGCAAAATTTAGCCTTTATGACTCTATAGAACCGATCATCTGCGACCGCTGGCCGCAGGCAAAAATATATCGCCTGGCAGATATTGAAAATGTAAAAAAACAAATTGCCATCACTCGCGAAGAGAAAAAGGTCAAATCAGCCGCATCAGTTACGCGCAGCCGTAAAACTAAGAAAGGGCAGCCAGTAAACGACAACCCCGAAAGCGCGCAATAGTTTCCATCCGGCATGGTCAATGAGTTATTCATTAAGCCATGCCAGAGCTTCATCAACCTGCGCTTCGTCTTCGACGCTAAGCACTTCATCCTGGGGAACATAATCCGCCAGCATAGCGAAACAATATGTATCCCAATGGTCTGGTGAGTGCAGGTTGAGTTTTTTCTTCATATCCTCCTTACTCATCACCTTCCATTGACCTGCGGAGTTAATCCCTACAGGGATTTTCGACGCTTCCTCAATAGTTTCATTACCCTTATCCAGTCTCATACGACCTGATTTTACGGCCTCTGCGGCTTGAACGTTGGCATAAGCACGTTTATCAAAGTACAGGCTCTTATCTTCACGGCTATGCATCTTTTTACCCCAGCGTATACGCTGTACGGTAATACCATAATACTCGTACATCAGATCCGCCGTTGCTTTACCCAGCCCATCGCCGTCTATCGCTATGGTGATATTTGGGAATCGCTCAGGATTACATTCTGCGAAAATTTTGGCGGCAAGCTGCGTTTCTGTAACGTCTGTGTATTCCAGCATTCGATAGTTGATTACACGGCGTTTATTTCTCTGGCCGGACACCATCATGATATTGATAACGGACTTATCCCGTCCCGTACCACCAGCAACGTCCACACATGCAAGCCAGCCCCATCCTTTGGCAATCTTGACTTTCCGCCGCGTCGCACGTTCAACCTCATCACGTCCAAGAAGGAAGCCATCCTGTGATTTAGGGAATAGTCCGCGTACCTTAATCATGTACATAGGGTTATCACGCCCGCCGTACTCCGCCAGCTTCATTTTGATAAATGCTGGCGTTACCAGCGGTGATTCCTCACTGTTAAGCGTGATCGCCGTATAAACGCCATCAGGGTTACCAGGACGCTTGGCCAGTTTATGGTGAGTATCGTAGAAATAGCCGCTTGGGCGTGTAGGCTGTGACAGTAATAAGATGCGGTTATCCTGTCCGGTAAGAGCACCGGTGATGATACCGAAAGCTCTATCACTGACACCGGAGGCTTCATCGATAATATACAGAAGATGATCTGCGTGTTCACCGGCGAGAGCTTCTTCACTTCCCAGACGAAAGCCCTTCGGTACTACAGTCCATACACCTTTACCAGTAACCTCATAGAAAGCGGTTTCTGTCAGAACAAAATAATCAGCAAGCCATGGAAAACGGCTGGTGGCAGTAGCCCAGTTTATCTTGATGTACTTGAATATACCGGTCATTACCTGCTGAATTTTGTTCGCAACGATAATGGCGCGGGCACCGGGATACATGATTATGAACAACATGATCATGATAGAAGTCATGTCTGATTTCCCGGTACCGTGACCAGACGAAACAGATGTCTTGCTACCCTGTTCCTGCACAGACTCAATAATCAGATCCTGCTGCCAGGTAGGTGTTTTGCCGAACAAAACATCAGCGGCAGCAATCCAGTCATAACGATATAGCGCCACCAGCTCGCGCCAACGTGGATCCGTTACGCAACTTCTGGCCATTAATCATCATCCCCGTATAGCTTGCGGGTAACTTCTTCGTCTTCCTCCTCGTCTTCGTCCAGGTCTTGTTCCAGCCATGGGTCGTTTGATACACCTTCAGTATCAACATCTCCATAACCGCCTGTATCAACGATATCGGCGATTTCTTCCCTACGCTGCTCAATCCACAATGCGGCATCGGCGCGGCGGTTGGCGGCCCGTTCTCGCGCAACTTTGTCCAGATCTTCAAGAGAAGGGCCACCGACGGCTGTTTGCCTTTCCTCATCATCGGTATTGGTCTTAGGAGCACGCAGATCGGCTTTGATTTGCTCCAGCATCAGGGGCGGCACTTTTCCGCCATGCGCCTCGATGAATTCAGCTGCTTCCAGCACTGACCAGTTATTTTCACGCTTTCGTTCGTATGCCAGCTTAACAATGCCAGCTTGCCCCATAGATAAAGCGTGCTTTTCCGCCTCCCGGCTTTCTTTTCGATAGTTATTCCGGATGCTGTAAATGGTGTTGATCAGGCTGCTTATCTGCGCGGAACAGCTGTTTAGCATGCTCGCGATACGATATTCAGGCGGAGTCCCTTCATCATCGTCTTTTTGCTGATCGCGCATTTCCTGCACCAGACGAATACACGTATCCCTGGCATTCTCCAGCATAAGGAGATGAGAAAGAGACTTTTCCAGAAGAGTGGTTTCCAGAACATCGGCCCCGGACCGACGCAACATAGCGCGCGCGGCCTTCCGCGCTTCAACGTTATCTATCAGGTAATCGCCAGCTTCGAATTCAAAGCGTTCACCATCATCATCCAGGGTGTCGCGTTCCAGGCGATCACGTAAGGTCCGGTGGGCGCGGGTGATCACGTCATGATCATCAGAACGATCATTTATGCGCTTATTTTGGCGCTTCGCATTCTCGACTGCGGCACTGACAACGGCATTAACCCTTTGTTTTTCCGCTATTTCAGCCGCAATGTGATCACCTGCATGTTGATCATTAGAGTGATCAATGATCATGCTTTTTAGTGGCTTCCTGACTGGCTTATTTGGCTTGCGGCTGTCCGCTGTCCTAGTGTCTTCTTTGAAGGCACGGAGATAACGACGTGCAGTATTAGGGTTAAGATTAAACTCGGCGGCATACTGTGCGATGGTGTAACCACCATCTCGCGCCAGGCGAGCAAAATTCTTCTTGTGATCGTCCCAGGTCACTTATGCTTCCTTTCGTAAAAACTCTTTTTGACGCGAGGGTAACGAAAGTCACATGTCAAAAGGCCCGGAACGGGCAAGCAATCAATCAGATACGTGCGGATGTGGCATTACCGTAATGACGGTGCTGACGGGCCACCTTATTGAAAAGTTGACGCGCCATTACCCAAGGCTGGTGCTCCCGGCGTTCCTTTTCGTCCTGCGTCATATAGAGTTCGTTCTGGAGTTTTTCATCAAACCGGCGCGGAGCGCGGCTACGGCGAAAGAATTCAGGATTCAGAGAGTGGATCTGAAATCTACGTGGGCGTGTACTGTCATCAATCAAAACAGACGAATACTTAGACACAGCGATAGCCTTTAAGCGCAGATAAACATCGCGCTTATCGACATCCAGATGCGGGTATTCCTTTTCAAGAATTGCTGCGAGTTCTTTCGCTGATAGAAGAGATTTAGTGCGGATCATGTAATCCGCAATCTCGTACGATGTTATTCGTGAGTGATTTATTTCCATGAAGTGGCGTCCCTGCCAGTTAAGTAACATCCTGTCACCTACTGATTAGCCCATGTCAACTAATCAACGTGGAATATAATACCCTCGATTAAAGAAATAGCAATACATTAGAGCAATTTTATCTAACGCTCGACGAGTGACTTGTGATAGCGCCGACTCCAAGCGCGTAATCAAAGAACAATCGTTGATGCATCGCCAGCCTACCGTGCGTCTTCTCCCAATTATCGCGGTCACGCTCAATATCACGCTGGCATGACTGGCACAGAGGAATTGCGTAAATGTCATGCGCGCATAATCGACTATGACGAACGATATAAGGCATAATGTGAGCGCCAGCTCCCGCCGCTCCACACCCACAGCATGGACGGGAAGCAACAAAGTCCATGTACTCAGGTAATTTTAGCGATTGCAGTTTTGGTATTTTGAAATGCGCCATGCCAGGGTCGGAGTCAACATCCACAGGGCATACTTTTGCACGCATCGGCGCGGCGCGTTCTTCCATCATCTGAACATATGCTGTAGCGCGATCGTCATACGGGCGAATATCCGCCTCTTTCAGAGGTCCGCTATCCTGCGTTGCGGCTTTCATCTTATTTATTGATATACGGCAAACTTCTTCCGGCATCAGGTGCATCATGTTGCGCATGAAAGCCCACCAGCACAGTTCCTGAATACTTAAATCATGGCCATCTGAAAGCCCCATTTCCTGACGGGCGACATCCAGTATCCAGTTAACGCGATTATTATGCAGCGTTTCTTTCAGCTCATTAAAACCACGCATCCGGTAATGGTTATCGTGATGCCAGCACAACAACACCGCGCTATTGTCTCGTTCAGCGTGGACAATATGGTTGTCACACCAACTACGATCTGCGGCCTGGCATTGCCCCTCTTTCCTGCGCAACCACGCCACCAGCGAGTCAATCCCACCAATACGGCGAAACAGTTCATCGCTGTTAAAAAACGGCTGCAACGCCTCATTTGTTGCCATAGTTTGCTCGGAAACAACGAGGCCGTCGTCCATGTGCTCGATTAACTCACGCGGCACCGGCTCCATAATAAATTTACGGCCAGCCTCCACCAGCTTTCTGACCTCCTGATCCACTTTGAATGTGGCGACGCCAAGCTCTTTTTGTACAAAGGGAGTAATTACGGCTTTCACATCACACCTTTCATCACTGATTGGGCTTTATCTGCTGCCCGGCATTCTCTGTTTAAGCACAACCATTTCCTGACGGCATAACACAGCAATAGCGGTCCTGACACCAACTTGCTTACCAACCAGGTATTGCTTTACCTCGCGGCGACTCACGCCATCAAGAAGCATCTTTAACGCTTCACGGGACAACTTGTTGTATTTACGTGCCATTAATCTACTCCGCAGAACCATACAATCTACGTAACGTGTCGGCGACAGAAGATACAGATATCTCGCCAGTCGCAGCGCCTACAGTAAGGTCTGCCAGTTCAGGTGAATCAAATACCTGCACCCCGTTACGGCGTAGAAATAGCAGCGCGCTGTTTAGCGCGGTACGCTTATTGGCATCATTGAATATATGCCCTCTCGCTGTAGCCACTAGGTAGGTGGCGGAGACTTCGAAAAGGTCGGTGATCTCTTCGTAGGCAACTCTGGCCTGAACTCTCCCGATAATGGCCTCTGCCCTGCCCGGATCTGACATGCCAGGCAGGCCGCCGTAGCGGCTTATATTCGCATCATGAAGCGCAATAAGTTCTTCCGGTGATATATGCCTCATTATCGGTTAACCAGTTCCTTGTTGGTGGAGTCCAGGGTGTCAAACAGGGATGCAAATTCAGCATCCAGCGCCGCTTTTTTGTAGGCTTCGAAAGTAGCCTTGCTGACAATTACTGCTGGCTCACGGCCTCTGCGGGTGATTTCAACCTCTTCCCCGGCTTCAACATTGTTGAGCACTTCAGAAAGGTTGCCGCGCGCGGTACGGAAGTTAATGGATTGCATAAACACCTCGTGTACTCGTTATGTGTACACAATTATAAACGTCACAGGCATAAAGCACCAGCACTTTGCAGCTTAAATCACCGGACAATCATCAAATTCCCCACTTCGGGCATCATTAATGACATGAGTGATCACACCAAACACAGCATTACTGCCCGTGCATCCATCGTCATCTACTGGTAACGCCTCTTTCTTCCCGGTGCTTAAATCCTCCAGGTGCTGGCGCGGATACTTTCGGTATCTCTTTATGCGATATTCACCCTCCATAGCGCACACAAGCAGCGAACCATCAACTGGAGTAAGCGAAGAATCAACCACCAGCAAAGCACCCTGCAATATTCCCTCACGGTGATGGCTATCAGCTGCCCGCATGAAGTAGGTTGCTGATGGATGCCTGATTAGTTGCTGATCAAGAGAAATTCGGCTTTCAACATAATCCGCCGCAGGAGAAGGGAAGCCCATAGCGTTTTCACCTCAATAATACTGTTCATTTATACAGTATACATTAAAGAGACACCTTTGGTGCAAACGCGTTATGGATCTTAACCCCTCTGATGACTTTGTGCGCTTTGCTACTATTCATCACCGCTGGATCAGCGTAACCTCGTTACTAATCAATTAATAAGGAATTAGCCATGCCTGCCCGCATTCCTCTCGATCCTGCATTGCCCAAAAATTTTGACTGCACTCCTAACGAGAAACGCTCCAAAGCCCAGCTGGACGCCTGGTGGGACCATCCCTATGGAGTTACAGAACCTGACGGGAAAATTCTTGTTTATTGTCTGAATGGTGGCGCGTGGGACCGTCCATCCGTGCTTGGTTTTGTAGATAACTATGATGAAGCCTGTGAACTTGCCGAAAGACAGCAAGCTAGATGGGTCAAAACACGGTCTAAACCGTCATTCATGTTTTCAAAAGAACCGCCATTTATACTGGCGAGGATGCCGCAGCGACCGGATCATCAACAAGAAATTGTTGCTGAATTTTCCTCAAGGGATGAGATGAATCTCTTCTCATTAAAGCAGGAAGAAAGGGATCGCGTCGAAGTGTCTCCAACTCTCGACCACAACCGGATGAACCTGGCCCAACTCGCCTGGTACAGCAAAGAATTAGAGATGTCTATTGCCCGACTTGAAAACGAAAAAGCCGCTATCCAAGCCCAGCATGAAGTAGTTCTGAACCGGATTAGAGAAATGCAAAACGATAATAGAGGCTAAATCGAGGTAGAAAACACATTGTTTAAGGCCACTAATTGTGGCCTCAAAGGGGAGAGATGCTTATTGGCTATGGCTAAAAATCAAATGAGACACTTCATGTGGTTGTAGCTCGTCAAGATCCGGGGCCACAAAACCTTTTCCGAAAGACTTCACAAGTAATTCACCAGCCGCATCATTGTCACCTATTACACGAAAGTCATACGGCAGCATCGCAAGTTGACGGCGTAATCCTGCGGAGAAAGTCGAACCTAACAGCGCCCACGAATTGCCGCCCGCATTGTGTACAGCTGCGCTCTTAAAAATAGACTCAGTTATCCATATTGGGCCATCTTTTAAAGGAAGATAGGTTCCCCAAAGTAATTGTCTGCCGTGTGATCGCGTGAAATACCGGGCCATCTTCGGATTGCTATGCTGCTTAGGAGCACCTGGTCTATATGTCTGATACCCAGCCAACATCCCATCAAACCTGTATAGAGGGAATGTAACTACTCCTTCGCTTTCATCGATCCACTGTCTATATGGGTGTATATCATGGCGGTAGTTACGAGTTAGCAAATGAGCTTCCAGCTTTCCAAATTTTGTCATATTCCGTTCTTCCTGCATACTGGGCATGTGTTCTCTGTGAAATATGGGAAACTATTATCCAGCTCATCTACCCACTGTTTATGGTCGAAGCAGAAAAATATCTCCCACGGCATTCCATATTCTTCCATCCATAGGCGGATCTGCATTTCTATTGGAATCGGCGGTATTGCAGACACCATATCAACAGGATAACAGTTCAGACGACGTTCCAGTTCTTCTACTCTCTTCTGGAGATGAAATATCCGATCCAGATGCACACGCCGCTCCCGTGCCATTTTAAAATAAAGCTCGCCGGTCATCATTAACTCCTACATTCAGGGCAAGAGTTCCCTTCCGCAAAATAGGGGAAACTGCTATCAAGCTCATCACACCATCTGCGATGGTCGTAGCACCAAAACGCCTCCCACGGTGCACGGAAATACTTCATCCACCAGGACACTCGATCAGGTATATCTGCTGGTGGCAGCTCTTCTGGCAATAATTTGCCTGATAATTCCCTTTCCGCCCGCGCCAGCATTCCTTTTAGACTCGCATTCTCTTTTTCAAGAATATCTATGCGCGCCTGTAACTCAGCTTTCGTTGGCATGGTCCACCTCATGTTTTTCAGCCACCAGCGGCAATAAAGCCCTGGCCATCTTATGAACCAACAGAGCATCGATAATGCCAAGCGTATGCCCCGGCTTAATGTTTAATGCCGCCTCAAGGTGACACCTTTCCAGGTCACTTTTCTCGGCTTGTTTATGATGATCTGGCGTAATAACGTCGCCCAAAACACGGCTAATTCTTTCTCGTAATTGCTGGGTGCCAGCACACTTGATCGCTGTATCGTGGAGACGGTTAACCAGTTCGCGATAAACATGCGGCTTAATGCGGATACGTTCACCGGTGACGCCCTTTCCTGGCGCTGGCACCGAACTATCCGGAATATCCGGATAGTTGCCAGCCTCGTAAGCTACCCGCAGCCAGTGCATGAATGTTTCAGTGGACACACAACCACAGTCCACATCGATTTTTCCGCGTTGCTGTTCCAGCCACTGCTCAAAATTCAATCTACACGTATTACTTTCATGTTGCTCTTTTTGTCTCAAGGCCAGCACCTGTTGGGCCAGTTCCAGAACGATACCGGGTGACGCTAACCTCTCAAATTCCAATAAATAGTTTGCGTCAGGATGACAAGTAGCCTCGCCTGCAAAAAATACCAATTGCTGTAAGTATGCTGTCGTTAGAGTAGTCATTTCTTTTTGCGCCATTTCTTTTCACATTCCTTAGTCCATTTTTCAATGTTCATTTTGGCAATATCAGTCATTCCATCACCTAAGAAATACTTTTTCCGGTACGTCTTGCACTTAAACCACACTACAACAGCCACCAGCCAGAAAATAAAAGGCCATACGGCAATACCAACTCCAGCCGCGATAAAGCCCAATATCCATAAATGAAGCTCTCCAACTTCTGTTTCCGGCAATATTCTTAAAGAATTAAACAGCAGGCTGAACGAATGGTCGTATGCATTGGCAGTATAAGACATGCAATCCATATAATTAAAGTCATAGCCTGCGGCTGCCGCCCATAATGGGCGGTCAAGAAAATGTTTTAGTGTCATCATATTAATTTAAGGTTCAGACCAGTTATCTTCAATAGCAATGCTTAATCTTTGTAGCCATTCTGCTAATTTCAGCATTGCTTCTCTTTCGCTTAAACCACACGGAAAATCATCAAGCGATATTGTTGGCTTGAAGTTTCCCAAATTATCCATTTCAACGGTCAGATTTTGCTCCAGAACGGTATTTCTTACGCGGCTATTGTGCCGGAGCAAATATACTGAGCGTGATTTATTGGTTTTGTGGTCTAGCTTATATTCGGTAAGTATCATCTGGCTTTTGCCATGACTATTACCTCTCCACATACTTACCTCACTTAATAAAACAACTCCATGCGTAGTTGATGATTTTTTCCCACGCAATATAAATCTGCACTCCGGCAGTAAAACCAAAGCCAACAATTGCTGAAAAAATCAAAACATTTACTTTTGACATTATAAATTTTCTCTCGGTGTCGTAGGTGATAGCACCATAATTGATAATTTAGTGAGTTAGCAGTTCCATTTTTTTGATGATTTCCGCATGAGCATCATCGTTATCAACACTTAGCTCGTTTAATGCTTCTCGCACTACATCAACTTCTTCAGGCTGAAAGAAGTCGTCGCGGTAATCACCAAATAGAACCGAAACCAGCCTGCCACCAGCAACATCAAGATTGGCGCTAACAGGTGGCTCTTTGCCATCCTCAAATTCGACTACAAAAGTTATTTTTCCCATCGTTACCACCAGCGACAAATTGAATACAAACCCAGTGCTGCCGCCATCACAATTCCTACCGTGGTGAATGCTTCAGGCCAGCTCATTGATTCACCTCCTGCGGCGGTTCTGGTAGCGGCATCCAGTGTGACGGTTTCCACGACGCACCAGGAATTATCCACCCATCATTAGCGTCAGGATGCCCGGGGATGTAAGTAGCCCATTTCATTCGCCAGTCACCTTTCCTGTCAAACTCCACGGCAACAAGAACGGCTGTTTTGGTATTCGGCATTCGCTCACTACAGCTTATCCAACCATCCGGAGTTGCCGGAGAGTTGCCCGATAGCTGGTTCAACTTGTAAGTTTGGCTTACAGGTTCGGCACCATGAAGCATGGCGTCGCTCCGCTCTATGCCATCCAGCGCGATTCGCAGTGCCTGAATTGTGGTAGAGCTATCGTTTGGGGCTATTCCATATCGCTCGAATACAGCTAAATGGTTGCGCATAATCTCAGGCGTAAGCTCTTTGTAAGCATAAGCAAGAGGCTCTGATGCATTATCCGGCACAACCGACGCAGGCGCGGCAGCATAAACAGGAATAACGTCCGCTTGCTCTTTATTGCTTTCATCCGTTAAAGACCAGAATAATTTCCCGGCCGGATGTTTGAAAATATAAGCAACTGGATCTGCTTCCAGCGATGCCAGCGCAATTCGTGCCAGTTCTTCCGCCTCTTCTGCTGGCAGTACAACGTTGCTACCAGGTCCGTATGTTTCGCGCCACTGCTTGATTGTCAGTAGTCGCTCTTTGGTAATAGTGATCATGCCGCGTTTCCTTCTTTCTTATTAACAATTACACCGTCATATATTTCATTAAGGTGCCCTCTCAACTCCATGCGCCTTAATGCAGATAACATGTAATCGCATTCAACCTGCTTATTTCCAGTAAATGGCTTATCGTCAGGATTACCCCAACAGCAATTACCCTTGGGCCACCCATGTACTTTCCGTACTCTTCCGTTAACAACGTGAAGTAATCCCCAGCCAGGTGGTAAATCCTCAACTGAAATAATTCCCGGCTCACTAATAAAGAATCGCCAGTCGCCCATTCCAAGAGATGGATTTTTACGAAAACGCTTTTTTCTATCTGCCAACAAGTCAGCACGAGAACACTTCGCCTCTATCAGGCATGATGCTGAATTTCTGAATCCCATAGCATCTGGCTGTTCTCCGGTACTGGTTACAGCTATAAAGCGGTCATGAAAACAAACCTTGAACCCGTTGCGCTTAAGGAACTTATACGCAATCTGACAGAGTTCGCGGTGTGTTAACGCCATATCACTCTCCTTTAGTGCGCAAGTGGTTTTTCCAGCGGTTTTGCGCCGCGCTGGGCTTTTTGCAAAAACCACAATCCATCATCCCGTAATATTTCATCAACCCCATCCGTCGGTTGCTGAGTCTCACCCACTGCCAGACGCCAGGAGCGTTTCTACGAACTAACAGAATCTTTGCTTTACGGTTTTTCATCTTACAGCGTACCCTTTCTTCCGCCTGTTCTGTGACGCAGTAGGCTTACGCTTTGCGGCAAAAGCCACCTGACCAAATGGATGGAGTACCGCTATCTTATGGTTGCTAATAACCAGCTCCACCACACGCACAGGTCGCTGTAAAAAAAGTCGTTTTGCCTTACGGTTTTTCATCGCTTTGCTCTCCTGCGTCTCTTTGCTGCTCGTCGTGCCGCTGCAATACCGGTATGGCGGCGCTTTGGTGCCGGGATGATGTTGTCAGCCATCAGGACATACGGCTTTGCAATTAGCGCAGAAGCCCAAAAACGAGTCGGGTACGGTAACAAGCCGATACATGCCACACGCATTACTCACCTCCTTTGATGCGAATGCCTGCGGCGCGGATTGCAGCGATGACTTCAGAAACTTTGTATGCCATTACCGTTTGGTAATCATCGTGAAAATCTGTTCGATGAAGCATGCTGCTACGTTCCGGGAGCGATATTTCCCGAGCATCCAGTTCCTTAACGCGTTCCTCCAGTTCGTAGACCCTGCATTGTTCTCTATCATCAATCAGATATAACCCAAGACATTCGCTTTCTACCCAACCGCCAAAATCATGATCGTAACGCTCACATGAAAACTCACCGTCACCGTCCTTTGTTGGAATGGTGTAACTATCTAATGGGCCACCATATGTCGGCACATTTCCCAATGTTGGATGCTCAATCCACATGAAAAATGCACGTCCGGTTATTGGGCAAATATCTGGCCGCCATTGGTTACGAACAGCCTTGGTTTCGGATAATTCTTCAGCGTGTTGTTTTACTTCCTCAAGCTCAACTCTCAGCTTCCCTACCGTTAGCGCAATATCCTCGTTCTCCTGATCGCGGCGTTTTATGTATTGCTGGTTTCTTTCCCGTTCATCCAGCAGCGCCAGCACGGTTTCTGGTCCGGTCAGAAATTTGAAGGCGTTGAGCGCATCAATATCCACACCGTAATCTTTAAGTTCCTGTTCACTTAACAAATCATCATCAGCTGGCAACATTAACAGGCGTTCCATTGCTGGAATTGCACGTTCCGCCGCCTCACGCAGTGCCTGGTAATTAATTTCGCTCACTGGTTGCCTCCTTTGCGAAGCTGGGCAGCAAAGTCAACTAACCACTCAGTCATTTCAACCTTCCCTACCAGGTCTGAACCAGGGTGCATACAGCAATCACTCTGCGCCGCTTTGAAATCCTTATACTCATATTCTTGGGCCACCAGATTTTTTGCAGCTTCTATAGCAGCATCCACCCCCTGCGCCCGCACTTCAGACAGGAAAGCATCGGTAGCTGGAGTTTCGCTGTGGTGCAGGGCATCGTTGATAATCATTGCAGCAACTCCGGCCTGCCCTGCATCCGTGACCGACACATGCTCAAGAGTTACGGCCATTGCGTGTTTCAGCCCAGCGTTCTCTGCCACCAGCGCAGCGAGATTAGTCTCAAGCTCTGAAATTCGGCACGTGGCATCAATATTTGTGTCCTCCAAGCACTTAATTTCACCAAGCAGCTCCAGTGCAACCTTTGGGTTGAACGCGGCAACATGACGAGCGTTGTTCTCTGCATTTTTCTGTCCATCAAAGCCGGTCCATTTGATAACGTCTTCACATCGTTCATCACCGGGCGTGTGCACCGCATAAGTACCAGTATCCGTCGAAATAAATGCGACCCATTCGTCTGGTGTTGCCTTTTCTGCCGCCTCACGCAGTACCTGATAGTCAATTGTCATTCTCGCCATCCTTCACAGTTGTAATCACTACAGCCTTCAAAATCATATGGGCTGTACTGCCAGGTTATTTTTCCGCAATGCGGACAATTCCAACGCACCTTCCCGCTTCGCGACTTCTTTCTTCTGTTCTGCTCTTTCAACCAGTCAGGCATGACCAAACCTGCGCCCTGAACCATTGTTCTGCGGTTAAAGTTATTGATATTGAACGTCCGGCGCTTTGCTGCATCAGCAATGGAAAATGGCAACCAAACTATTCCTGGTTCGTTTTTGTTGACGACGCTAAAGATGGTCGCTTTACTGAAGTCATCTGTTGGCAATCCACCGTGTTGAAGCCAGTAAACATCGTTGCCGTTCCAGCTACCTTTTTTGTAGGCCACATACTCAGTGCAATCTGACTCAATCAGGCTTTCTGTAGGGATGTACTGGCAATCAACGTGCCACACAGCCATTGCATCCACACTATCGGCACAAACAGGCTGATCGATATCTCGCCCACAATTCCAGGCTTTTTGGGCTTCTTCCAGCGTGTAAACATGAGCGCGATCGATATCAGAACTGTAACCATTGCCGTTATGGCAATGGAATGAGGCGTTATTACCCACAGTTTCACGCAAGCACATCATGTAAAAGCGGTTATTCACTGGTTGCCTCCGCTTCCCACGTTTTCAGACTTTCACCACAGAACGGGCAAAATGAAACTCGAATAGGCGATTTAGAAAATTCACCAGACCGCAGCATGATCAGGTCTTGTGAATGAATTAATTCATGGTTATAGATTTTGTATTTCAGCAGACCTTTTCGCGTCGTGTATTCAGCGTCATGCTCCAGGGATTGTGCCAACGCCGCGCACGGTTCTATCTTGTTGCCATTAATTTGGCATTTTGACTCACTCACTGGTTGCCCCCTGAATACGCTCAAACTCGATTACCCACACCCAGGGATTAGCGTTCCAGCTTTCTTCACCATAGATGGATTCCCACAGGCGCTGGAACGCAACCTTGGCCATTGCGAAATCTCCCTTGGGAGTTAGGAATGTTCCCGGGTGATCAGGAAGCAAACTTCCAGCAGGCTGAACGCCCTCATCCCTTGCATCGCATTCGCTGATATCGTTCAACCGCTCAACGCGCACGTTGGTAATTTCCAACAGAATGCGTGATGCCCATCGCGGCATGTGAATTGATGGACGCCACCCACCATCAAACTTTTCATTCACAGTGTGAGGTTTCCAGTCGGCATCATCGGGTATCGACCATAAGCCGTAATCACCAGGTTTTTGCTCGCAACTGGCCCGATAAATCCTTGCTGCGTTCTTCTCATCGCCACGACAAAGGTTGTCGTTCCAGTCCACACTGCAACCATCCTCATTGCCTAATATCGCCCATGTTTCACGAACCCAAATTCGATCGCCGACGATACCAAAGGGGCAATTGAAAACACTGCTTACACCATCAGCCCCGTACCACTGAAAACCTGCACCAATTTTTCTAACCATCACTGGTGCTTCTGGACCAACTTCCGCAGGCTGATTTTTCATTATCCGCCGCGTCTGCGTTTTCCTTCCTTCGAGGATGGCCCGGACCATCTCATCGTTGAAAATCATGCCGCGCTCTTTCACTTCGCCTTTCATGCATCCCCCTTACCCATGTGCGACGATGCCGCCAAAAGTGATAGAGAACAGCCAGAAATAGATCGCGGCCATAATGATTTTGAATGCCGTGTTCATATTTTCAGCTCCTGTGATTGATTGGATACATGCCGCGTCTTGCGGCATGTTTTTATTTTCACTTTCTCTGTTTTAAAAATCAAGATTTATTAGAGCAATTATTGCTGATGGAGAAGCGCGTTTTCATACTCCCTGACCATTAACGTAAGTACGCCGTGTCTCCTGAAAACACGCGCCACTTCAATCTTATCTTCCAGCGCGAACGCAATTTTACTCAGACCAATTTTCTTAAGGAGATCAATCTTTGCTGGGCCGTCATTTCTGTCATCGGTGGCAGGACGCATAGATAGCAAAGGCTCAGCCCCGTTTGTTACGTACTTCCGCAGCCAAGCTCGTGTTTTATCCCTTGCGATCTCACAGCGCCCGGTTACAAACCAGACCGTGTAAACGTTAAATAACTGGCGCACCATATCAATAACTGGAGTGATGGGAGTATCGGTGTCACAGGCGAGATTAAACTCGTTCCAGTCCTTTGTTAATGCACCTTTACCTGGTGGCGGAAGCAAATGCAGTCTGTCTTCCGTTGCCTCCGATATCGTCCCATCAATATCTACTATGACGATATACGGACGTTCCTGGTGTGCGTGTTTATTGAAAATACTCAAATGCCCTCCTCATTGGACGAAAAAAATGCTGGTGGGACGCACTCCACCAGCATTAAAAGTGACACTGTAACTATCAGCGAACGTAAATAGTGCCGCCGTTCTCTTTTTCCCATGCATCGCTACGTGCATAGCAAACATCGAGAAGTCTTCTTGCCGCTGTTTCCTCTAAACCCAATTCGACAACCAACTGCTCATGACGGCGGGTAACCACATCAAACAGGGTATGCAGCCCTTTAGCTGCCAGATCATCAATAAATTCCGGTTCGAACGGCAGCTCTGCCTCTGCCAACATAACCTCTTGCGCCCACTCAACTCGACGGACCAGTTCCGGGCGGCGGCTTTCCATCTCTTTACAGATCAATTCATGGAAGAACTCTACCCAACCTTCCGGCTGGAACTCGCGGAAAATGGCCAACGGCTGGAAGTTTGGCATCAACCATTCGTTGATCCGGATATCAATGGCATAGCCCATGTCGCAGCAGAACTGATAAGCAAAGTCCAGCTTAGAAACGATATAAGGACGCTCGTTATTGAACTCTTTAGGCGATGAGATCCCATAAGCCAGGAGGCGCGGGAAGAAGGAGATTTGCCCTAACGTCGGATGAAGTTTGCTTGCAGGGAAACGGCGCTCAGTAATGCCATACATTTCCTTCTTGAGCGTCGCAAATTTGGCATTCTCATTAACCAGCGCGGTAACCTCTGCTTTTTTATTAGCAAATGCCACGCGCGCTTCGCTTGCATCTTTAATAGTTTTTTTGAGCTGTTGGTTAAGGTCGGCGACCTGCTTACGCAGTTCCTGTCGCTCGCTTTTAGCTTTGTTATAGCGTTTCTCAAGGTTAAAAGGATCAAGTTTCATGATCTCTTTATATTGAGATTTTAGCGTTGAAATCTGTGAGTTCCGCAGTTCAACCATCGCGGTCATTTCATTGAGTTTTGTTTCCAGCTCAATGCTTATACGTTCGGCATTATCAGCACGCTGGTTGGCGTCATGCGTCGCATCTTCGATCGCGTCCTGTTGCTGGCGTTTCAAATGTTCAATTTCCAGCTGAAGCTCTTCAATTTCTTTACCCTTCAGACCGAGATCCAACTGCATATTTTCAGCTGCATCTACCAGGGAGTTATGGCTATCAGCTTCTGCGTTATAAACATCAATAAGCTGTGCGTGAAGCATCTCCGCTGACTGAACCGCATTATCAAAAAAACGTGCTGTGAGGTCATCACAACTAACGCGGCGTTGCGCGGCCCGGATGTTCTGGATAATGGCCGGGATACCGGCATTCAGGACATCAGGGATAGATACATTTTCGATTGATTGGTTTTGTGCTGAAGTGCTCATTTCAAAGTTCCGTATTAGCTTGTGCTTCGGTCATTTTTCCTAAGTATGAAGGAGGAAGGACTACGCAATTTGTATCCAGTCCCTCACCTATGGCAGCCTGTAAAATTCTGGCTAAGGTGAGTCTCTTGTTGCGATACCTGGTGATGACATGCCTGATACCGCCGGTCGGCGTAACAAAGGCGATCAGCCAGTAGTGATATTTCCGTCGGAATGGCCACATAGTGCACCTTATAGATTGCTCTAATAAAAAACGTGATGAGTGTACATCACGTTTTAAAAATATGGAATTATTAGAGCAATATTATTCTGATTCCTGCTCAAAAAACGAGCTAATGAGGGGAAGCCAATCCTCTGACACTTCGCGAGGTCGCGGTTTGCCGTGGAAAAAAATTATTCGGCAGTCCTTTGGTAATGCCCCATTCCCCCTGGAGTAACGCGCGCTCGCATATTTTGAACCTGGTTCCACAACATCGGCCTTGTAACTTACAAACCATCCTGGATACAGATCCTGAAATGCTGGTGTATCATCGCCCATAACCTTCCGTAAGAACCCCTGATCACCCCAGCACTCAGTAGTGACACAACGAGAAATCCAACCTTCCGGATCTTGCCAGAATGAACTCCAGATATGCGCTTTTACACTATTTGGTATCCACAGGGCACCGCTGCCACGATATTGTGGATGGTAAAAATCCCTAAGCATGGTGAAGCTGGTTGGTGGATCCTCAAGGATTGGGCGTATATCACCGGCAATAACCGTGTCCAAATCCAGATAGAACAGATCATCGGTTATATCCGGTCGGAACAACTCGATTTTCGCCCACCAGCCACGGCACTTTTGCCACTGGTTGATCAATGGGACAACTTTGACGCCAGGTACATGTAAACGCTTCAGGTCTGTCAGGCAAATAATTTCATAGCCTTTTGGCAGTTGATTAACCAGCCACTGCACATCGGAAGCGTTATAGTCACCACCAGAGCGAAGAACTAAAGCAATCTTCATGCTGCACCATCACCTTTCACTTTCATCAATGTCAGGTTTCCGCAAAATACGGCACCAGTGTCGATATAATGCTGATTCCAGAATGTCTTCGGGCTTTTCACCGGAGTGTGACCAAAGATAAAACGATCTGCGCCCGAAATTTCGCCACCAATATCATCCATCGAATCACTGATACGCTCTCGCGCCCAGACAACGTTGAAAAGCGGCACCTCCTTACCGAATTGATATTCATTATCCGGATAGTCGGCATGGGCTATAACGATAGTTTCTTGCCCGGTGTTCAACTCAATGATATAGGGCAGACGCTTTACCAGCTCCACCAGCGCCCTGGCTAATATTTCCTGATCAGTGTCCAGCATGAAGAACCATTGTCCGCCATTCATTAGCCAGTTATTCACGTTGCCATCAGGACTTAACGCATCAATCATCAGCCGCTCATGGTTCCCCATCACTGCCCTGAACCAGGGCATCTGCAATAGTTCCAGACATTCGACATTTTCAGTACCGCGATCGATAAGGTCGCCGACCGATATCAGTAAATCCTGCGCCGGGTCAAAATCCACACGATGGAGTTCGGACATCAGTCTGGTGTAGCAACCATGCAGATCACCAACAACCCAGACATTCCTGTATTTGGTACCGTCGATACGGTGATAAATTGTTGGTGCCATCATGTATTCTTCAGCCATTCTTTAAGAGTCATCTGCGGAATACCTCCCATTTTCCCGCATGAAACAACGTCAATCTGTTCACGCGCAGACTGGAATAACAAAGGCAGGTGACTTAGATTTTTTGGCGTGCCGCCGGAATGAACGCGTGGTTCTTGCGTAGCGTCAACGCCCACCAGGGCTACATGTTTGAATCCGATATGGAAAGCCAGGTTCAGAGCACCATATGCACTATTGCCGCTGGCAATTTCATTCTCATCTTCGCAAAGGCCGAAATGTGCGGACCAGCGCCACGCCCACCACTCGGGAGAATTCGTATTTTTTGGCTCCGTGCCGCGCTCAGCCACACGACGGAAGCACAAAACGCCGTCTCTGACCTCACGTTCTTTAACATCGGGTAGCGCCATGCAATAACAAACACCACGGCGACGGCGGCCACGACCAACGCGCCGCATATTGTCTGGCGATGGATCAAGGGTGAAAAAATAAGAAGCGCGGTTAAGCCAGTCGATGGCCCCATTGACCGCTATAATCGGCACTCCGCGCGGCGCAACAAAGTTTGCGGCGCTTGGGCCACTGCCGACGATAATAACGCGATCACTGCCTCTAAATTTATTCTTGGGAAACATTGAATTGCACTGCTCCTACTTGCATTCAAAATATGTAAATCTGCGTGTTTTTTGCGGGTATCCAGGAACTGCTGTTGCCATTTTGAAATAGACACCTGCGTTGGATTCCGTAGAGCTTGAGGGTGCGCACCATGCCAATGAAGGCCGTTTTGCAGAGAACAGTCATAGCCGACTAATACCACTACTTCAGCCCCTGATTCAGCCGCCAGACTGATAGCCTGCGCGCCGCTATTTACCCCTTCCGCCGGTCCACAATATCGCCTGTACTCCAACGAAAATGATTTCGCCGCCGCCAGGTTGGCTGTCACTTTGCGGAACCTCCCTCCCGGTATGGTGGAACCGTATTGCTTCCACCATGACAAATCACCGGCGTATAAGGCATAAATGTCATCGAACATCTGCCAGGAATTGTTAACCGCGATGATTGAACAGCCAGTTTTTTCTATAGCAGCACAGTCCTCACGAGTGAGTGACGGACCGCTACCGACACAAAAAACAGTCCTAGTCGCCCTGGGTGGTATGTTCATTCTCAGCTGCAAATTCAGCCTCCAGGCGAGCATTCATTTCAGCGATTACAGGGTCCACTACAGCATCTGTTTCCTGTTTATTACGCGGCATGACCGATGCCAGCGACTCATAATTAACCTTGGATGACACGATTATTCTCCCGATGTTAAAGCGCACTACCACAAAGAGCGTATATGCACTAATTAATTTATTATTTTAAGCAGCATGCAACCACTTATCGCCGTTCAATACATGCTCAATAGCCTCACCCTTTTTAAGGCTTATGTATTCCAGGATGGCGGTAATCGCTTGTTCTGCACCATACGCAAGAACAACGTAGTAGCCTTCCTCTCTAAGCCTGCGCATCCAGGCGATCTGCTCTTTCGTCGGGGCTTTACCATTTGGTTCTTTAAGCTCAATTCGCATGCCGTGATAAATACCGCATGCTTTATCGAGACTCATGTCCGGATAACCTTTTTTCTGCCCTTCAGCCTTCATTTTCCCGGCGGTTGCTTTTGAACGCTTCCCTCCGTTAGGCGTTGCATGCAACAGCTCATAAATTTCAGGGTAATTGCGCTCGAAGTAATCAAAAATGAAAACCTGTTCGTAGTGCTCGCAATTTCCTACTCGCAGATCAGGATTTTTTGCCAGTGCTGCAAGCGCCTTCGCATGTGGCGAAACTTCTTTTACCGGGGCAAGTGATAAGAACGGATCCTTTTTGGGCTTTGGCTTAACCCATCCTTTCTGTCTGCGCTTACTGAAAGCCAGATACTCTTGCTCAGTAAAGCGCAACACAATCAGTCAAATCCTGCCGGTCGCATGCCATATTTACGCTGTTTTGCGGCCTGCTCTTCCCTGTGCCATTGCGCACACTCAGCGTCACAATAGATGCCTGATTCAATCGGTTCATTGCAGTAACGACACTTCCCTGTAAATACCTGACTCACGACCTGTGCCTGCTTTCTGATGTTATCGATGGCCATGTCTTTGAGAGCTTCTAACTGATTCATGCTCAGCTCTTCATCATCAACACGTTCTGCCAATTTTGTTTCCTCATGAAGAACCTACTTAAAGGCAGAATGATACATTTCACAACCAAAATTGCACTAATAATTTTCTTTTATTGAGTTAAATGATCAACAAATGACTAGCGGTAGAATCACCATCATCTATTTCTGGCAGGCTGACTATGGCTACATCAATCACTACAACCCAAAGCACCCGGCAATATCCTCTGTCGCGGTATGACGACCGCAACATAGCCGATCCAATACTCAGGGCAGAGCTACGCAAAGAGGTGATGCTTATGTGTGAATCGAACGACAAGAATCTGACGATTTATTACGTTCTTCCCGATGAGCAATATCGCCCGGATTTGCTGGCTTACCGTATGTGGGGCATAGCAGAGCTACGCTGGGTTGTGACGCTCGCCGCCGGGCTTGAGGATGAGTCTCAGGGTATGACTGTTGGCAAAAAATTAAAACTCCCACCTGCCACATGGATCCGCGAAATGATTCGCCATTTCCAATATGACGGCCAGGTGATAGGGACATTATCCATTGCGTAAGGGAAATGAATGCCAACTGAATATGCTCGCGACAACCTTGGTCGCTATCAGACTGATGGATTAAGTGCAAAAGACTTTAACAAGGTCTTCGATCTTATCCGTAAACAGCAGCGTCAGAATCGGCGAAACGCGCGACGTACACTCACCCCAAGGATTATGGGGATGCGTAACCGCGAACTTGAGGCATTCCTCAGCCTTGGGAAAAAGAAAGATGGCACCTACTTTACGCCCGAAGATATACGCAGCTTCAACACCTCAAGGCAGGCTCATAAAACAAAATTCAAGAGCACTGTACCCGGCATTACCTATGCTCAGCTGGTGGCGCAGTCCACCAGCATTGATATAAAACGCGCTAACAACAAAGTTTCTGATGGCACAGGGATCAAAGCCGCGACATTTCTCGGGCTAAAACACAACCTTGCATTGATATCTGTTAATGCCTCGGATGAGTCTGTCCACCAGCATCACCGTGTCAGAATTCGATTTGAGGAATGGGATAAAGCCGTTGAGGATATTGCTGAAGACGGTGCGAAAAAAGCTCGAATCGCTGCCGATCTCTGCAAGGGCCGGGTATCTTTCGACTGTGATTGTGGACGCCATCAATACTGGTACCGTTATATGGCCACGGCTGGTAACTATGCTGTCGCACCGCCAAAAGAGTATGCATTCCCCAAAATCCGCAACCCTGATCTGACTGGTGTGGCTTGCAAACATGTTTTGCACGCTATGACGCGTTTTCAGTCTCCCACATGGCACAAGGCCATCATTATTGCCCTGGAAAAAGCAGCTGAACAGGTGGCCTTCGGCGATGACAAGCGGAAGACAACAACCTATTTCAAAGGCGAACTGGCTAAATCGCTCGCGCGCAACCGGACAACAACGACGGATCAGGCTAAAGCGGCGCGTGAGTATGAGTTATATCTGAAATCTCAGGATGCATTAGGCAAAAAACTACGCGCCAAAGATAGCGCCACGGACAACGTTCGCCGGTTGTTAAAAAAAGCTCGCACCACGGCAAACAGGAAGAATGCCGAACTAAAAGCATCGCGGGTGAGGGAAGCCCAGGCTCGCGCTGAAGCCGACGCTCTCAAAAAAGCCCTGCAAACGCAGGCGAACAACCTCATAAAGTTTTTCATGAGTCAGGGAATGGACAAGGCCGCTGCCACCGCGCAGGCGCGAAGCATTCTTGAGACACAAATTAATGAAGCCCGTAAACGGAAAGGATAATCGATGGCTGGTTTCTTTGATGACATGTTTGAGGACACAGAACCATCACAACAAGTGACTGGTGATAACCTCCCGGACACCGAATCGGATCCGGATATTCCAGGCGAAGGTTCTGAACTGATTGAAGAGGAAGATATTGATGCTGAAATCGAAACCGATGGTGTTAACGTTGGTAATATTGTTGATCCTGTGGAGGACAATCACCTTCCCAATCTGGATCACGGCCTGCTTAGTGATTCTGGTGTGCGCCACCGTTATCAAGGTCATGCAGTTTTTAATAACCTTGTGCGGATGGACTGGCTCAAAGCAATCAAGCTAGACCCTGACTCATTCGATGCAGTTCTGTATCGCGCAATACCTTACAGAAACAAAAATGCACCTGAAACGGTACCTGAAATAATAGAACCGAACCAACGCATATATGACTATCAGGATCCAGAACTGATAACGGCCCTCGACTGCCCGGATGAGATGGACGCCTTCTACGCGCTATACGACGGCAGTGATAATACGGGAATTAGCGACAGTGCTTTAATCCTTCGGTTAGCCGCCGTCAATGTGCCAGTGGGTTCTATGCTCGAATGGCTGGAACAGCTGTCAGACGGCACAACCATTCGCCGCTTCTGGTACATCCATAAAATATTCAATTACGGCACTGCCAGGGTAGGCAGTTTGTTTTATTGCGTGCCTTCACGCGCCTTTGAAGGGAATTTCATCGGTGATTCTGAATAATCAGGAATGGCTACTGGCCATCTTTAAGAAAAAAGGTCTTACTCCAACCGGTAAGCTGGAATTTGCCACTATTGATGGCATTGATTCGGCGCTCGCACAGGCTTTAAACGAAGCGTTCGACTCACAAGTTGTCAGCTTTAATGATCGCATTAACCAGTCGTTCCGGGAGTTCCTGAAACGCACACCAAGAGATCGCATAACGCTCGGCACTTTTAGTGATGTGAAGGAGTGGTTGTCGTCATTTGAAGCCGATCGCGCCGGGCGCAAAGATACAGCCTCTGCTGGCCCGGTAAATAAGCTGGCAATGCCGCTTGTGAATCTGTCTCGTTCTCCCGCGTTTTCAATTTATGAAGGTGAACTGTGCCGGGATAATTACGATGAAGGGCATGTCACCAATGAAAATGATGAGATTGAAGCCCTGGTCTCGACTATCCCTTTCTCACTGGAATATTCGCTATGGATAGCCAGTGACGAGAAGGAATCTCTTGGGATGGTTACAACTGCATTAGCATTCTGGCTACGAATGTATGCCAGCCTCGGGCAGGCATCTTTCACTCACAGAGCCAATGTCGGCGGTTATGAGATACCGGTTACCTGTTACATAGAAGGGCAAAAATCAATCGCATTTCAGGATCTGACCACCGGCACCGCCGATAACAGGCTGTTCGCGGTTGGATTGAACCTCACAGTAGTGGCGGAGCTTCCTATCCTGGCTTATATGCAGCAAACCACCGGCACCATAACGGTAAAAGCGAAAATTCTGGAGGAATGAGATGGCCACAAAGACCACCACAGCCCCAGAAACTGATTCAAAACGCACTCAGCTATTCCTGCAATCTGTTTCAATTGGGCAGAACGAAATCCCTCGCGAAATGATCGTAGGATGTACCTATGTCGAACCCGGGGAGCTATCTGGTCCCCAGCTTATGCTCATGGTCAGGGATTCAACGGCTTACGTGGTCAATAAGCTGGGGGTGAAATTTGGTACAATACTGACAGTTTCACTTGGTGATCCGGAAGGTCATGGCGGCATCCTCTTCTCGGAAGAGTTCTTTGTTCTTAAAGCGCCGCGCAAGGACGATACTGTACTGATTTACGCGTTTAGTAACCCGGTGCGGTTATTAAAAGTTCCGTCCACCAGCGCACAGTATTTTGTTGATAAGCCCCCATCAGCCGTAGTTTCCTCTCTTGCCCCTGGTCTGAAGGTAAATGCTGACTCATTCAGAAAAACATCCACATACCACCTAAATGTTGGAGAAAAACCGACCAAGGTATTGCAGGAGATAGCCCGGGATACCGGTTCTATGTGCTGGGCATCCAGGGGGACGATCAATTTTAAAAGTATGGAAAAAATGGCAAACGCCGCTCCATCGCTTACTTATGAGTCCGCCAATCCCAACACATTCGGATTTACAATTAGTCAGTTCAACATCCTGAATGCCGATTATGAATACCAGCGCCGCCACAATTACAGAATGGCCAGTTATGACATGACCAAAGGTGTGGTTTACTCAGGTAACCAGGAAGACCCCATTAAATTTACGAGCAATCCCGATCCTACCGCGCTGGCGAACTACAACAAATTCATTCTCCCCCGCCTCGATATGCTGGTGGAAGGAAATGCCGCGCTAACTCCGGGTACGACGCTGAAAATTGTCGTGCATAACACGGCAGGTGACGGAGAACTCGATGAATCTATCCCTGACAAAATGATAGTGATGTCCGTGACTCATTTCGAAGACCGCTTCCGTTTTGTCAGCCGTGCACAGTTAGGAGTGGTAAATGGGTAGTTTGACAGGGAAGTATCGGGCTGTAGTGGTAAGCGTCGATGACCCTAAAGGTCTGATGCGTACACAAATACGCGTTGTCGGCATGATGGATGGGTTACCAGATGCCTCATTGCCGTGGGCAGAAGCTATATTGTCCAATGCAAACACGTTTTCACCATTTCTGCCCGGCGATAAAGTATGGGTAGAATTTCCCTACAATGGGGATTCTCGATGGCCATTGATAATCGGTTATGCACAGGATGCATCCGGTGGCGCTCCCAATGTGCCGCCTGAAGCGTCAGGACAAGGTGAAGGCTATGTACCGCCTGAAGTCGAAGGTGCACCAGCACAACCATCAACCAGCGCCAAAAAAGACTTTATTTCGTCGCGGAACGGACTAATGGAGGTCCGGACGGCGGGCGGAGCCTGGGCCGTTACGCACTTGAAAAGTGGAACAACAATCGGGTTCAACGAGGCCGGGGAGTTATATGCCATTTCTCAAGGTCCGGCATTCATCTCTTCCGCAGGAAATCTCGATATAAAGTCAGGCGCGGATGTCGCCCTGAAGGCGGGGGGAAGTATGGCGATAGAGGCCAGCGGGAATCTATCCATAAAAGCCGCTCAAGTCTCTGTTGACAAGGCTTAAGAAAAGCCCGGCGTTCGGGCTTTTCTGTTATGACGGGTTCAATTTTTTATCCGTTACCGCACGACGGTTTCTGCGTGATAAACGTCTCAAGCATCTTTTCCGCAATTGCCGACCAGGTGTGACACTGGACCTTTTCAGCATTTTTCACGCGATCAACGCGAGCAATAACCTCATCCCAATCAATCCGCGACTTGATAACCATATGGTTCACCAAAGCCAGGCGATCTGGCGGAAGGCAATCGGGAGGCGTTAATACCAACGCCCCGCACATTGCCGCCTCAAGAACAGTTAATCCAAGGCTTTCGGGATGCGTAACGATAAAAACGTCACTCTTACGCAATTCAGCTGCAAATTCGGTTGCTGGCACCGGCGTCCGCCTGTATGGAGTTACCGAAATATTCCCCGGATCAATGGTAACCAATCCGTCATCAGTCAACGTTCTGGCCTCATACGGAACGGTCAGACGCTGAAGGTTCATAAGGATACTTAAGGAGTGATCAAAACCACTAACATCAAATGCAGCGTGGTCTACAAAAATACGCAGAACATCGTCTGTTTTGGTTTCCAGATGGAACAGCTCCTGATTCGCTGCCCATCCAACATGTTTGTTAAAGCGATTATGACGTTCTAACCGACCGGGATTATCCAGGTACCGCCAGGTATCATCGCGGACAGTAAAAGTAATATCGACTGGTGCCGAATCCAGCATAGAACCGTCATATACCTGGGCTACCCATCCAGAGAATCGGCGACACAGTTGCATGCCTATTTCCCTGGGTACCGTAGTAAAATACCTCAATCCTGGTGCCAAAATGGCCTTCGCAGAACATGCTGTCGCAGCAGTCAACACAGCTTCAACATAATCCTCGGGGCTTTCGACGCCAGGGGAATATGGACGATGGTATTGCAATGTTACCCCTGCCTCACTAAAGGCGCAGGCCAGGTTATAAGACCACATTTCCGTATATGTTTTCACATCACTGATGGCTGCAAATTTTCGCCCAATGATCAGGATGTTCATCGGCTTTTCCTCATTCCATTGCATTAATAATCCTCTTGCCAGTCAGCACCGGCATAGTTATCAAACCGTGAGTATTGGCCGTTAAAAGCCAATCTCACCGTGCCAATTGGGCCATTTCGTTGCTTTCCGATAATTACCTCGGCAATGCCCTTCATTTCGCTATCCGGGTGATAAACTTCGTCGCGATACAGAAACATAATCAGGTCTGCGTCCTGCTCAATTGCTCCTGATTCACGTAAATCTGAATTTACCGGTCGTTTGTCCGCACGCTGTTCAAGCGATCGATTAAGTTGTGACAATGCCACCACCGGTACTTGTAATTCCTTCGCCAACGCCTTCAGTGAGCGAGAAATCTCGGCAATTTCCAGCGTTCGGTTATCTTGCAGCTCGGGGACGCGCATAAGTTGCAGGTAGTCGATCATAATCATGCTCAAACCACCATTTTCTTTATAAACACGACGAGCGCGGGAACGTAGCTCTGTCGGCGTCAGGGCGCTTGAGTCATCAATAAAAATATTCTGCTTGTCCAACAGAATACCCATTGCGCCAGAAACCCGCGCCCAATCATCATCGTTAAGTTGCCCCGTTCTAATACGAGTCTGATCAACGCGTGCAAGAGAAGCCAGTGAGCGCATCATCAGCTGGTGGCTCGGCATCTCAAGGCTAAAAACCAATACGGGCTTATCGTTACGAACTGCGGCATTTTCGACGAGATTCATCGCAAACGTGGTCTTCCCCATCGATGGGCGGGCGGCGACAATAATGAGATCGGACGGCTGAAGTCCTGCCGTCTTCTTATTGAGATCGGTAAATCCGGTATCAAGCCCCGTTACACCATCATGCGGTCGCTGAAACAACTCTTCTATGCGAGATACCGTTGCATCGAGAATGCTGGCGATATCTTTTGGACCACTACCGCTCTTTTGTCGTTTTTCAGCTATTTCAAAAACGCGGCGCTCGGCCATATCCAGCAATTCATTGCTGCCCCTGCCATCCTGCACATATCCAGCTTCGGCTATTTCATTTGCGACGGAAATCATTTCACGAACAACCGCGCGTTCACGAACGATATCCGCATAAGCACAAATATTTGCCGCGCTGGGCGTGTTCTTTGACATCTCCGCAAGGTACGCAAAACCACCGGCGCGTTCTAATTTACCGTTCTGTTCAAGTGCTTCAGCAAGTGTTATCAAATCAATCGGTTTGCCATGACTTAATAACCTCTCCATCTCACTGAAAATTTCACGATGAGCACTGGTATAAAAATCATCAGCAACTATACGATCTGCAACTTCATCCCAGCGGCAGTTATCAAGCATTAAGCCACCAAGCACAGCTTGTTCTGCACTAAGGGAATTTGGCATGGATTCAAGAGGGGATGCAGACATTAACACTCCATCCTGGTGTGCTGAATGTCAGATATAATCGGCATACTCAAATCACTCCTAACGATATGAGTCATCACCAGAAAATCAGGATTAATGCGCCGGACTCTTCCCGGCTGTCACACCGAATCGCCAGGATGGTGAATCCCTTTACCCGAAAAACAACAAACGGTGGCTTGCACATTCCGGCTACCTGGTTCGTTGCCTGAGCTAGGGGCAAGGTTCCCCCCTTTTAACGTCACCAGACCGCTAACGACGCATGTGCCAGACGCCGTGTTACAACCAAATGTGGTGGCCCCTACCGGACTTGAACCGGTGACCGTGCGATTATGAGTCGCCAGCTCTAACCACTGAGCTAAAGGGCCGGATTACTGCCAATTTTGCTTACACTTTTATTTCACCGGAACAAACGGAACAGCGGTATTACTGGTCATATACTGCGGTAATGTACCGTTCCATTTGTTGATCGCTTCCAACTCCATAACACCGGGGTTCTGGCGCAGAGCTTCACCACGTAAACGAATGGCATCAGCTTCGGCCTGGGCTTTTGTGCGAATAGCATCAGCCTGTCCGGCAGCTTCCGCGCGCAGCATGTTGGCCTCTGCTTCACGTTGTTTGACCTCTTGCTCGCGTTGCAGGGTTTTTTGGTTTGCCGTGACTTTGGCGTTAATACTGTCAATAACTGTTGGCGGGTATTCTGGCTTACCTACATAAGAGAGGCTCATCACCTGAATGCCGATTGGCGTCATTTCTTCCTGAATGTCTTTAAGGGCTGCATCAAGCAATTCAGATTTGCCACCGTCGATAAATTTGTCGGTGGTCATTTTGCTGGCTAACCGGTTCAGAGCATCTGCAACCTTCTGGCGTAGATCGGTATCAGTAATATCATCTACACCTTTGCGATAGGTCTGAAATACCGTTGTGACTTTTGCTGGATCAACCTTGTAGGCTACGCCGATGTGGTAACCAATGGTTGTTCCGTCGCTCATCTGGAAGCTGAACGGCTCATCGTATGTCTTCATTTGCTTAAAGGTCGGGAAGATATAAACTTCAGTATTCAAGCCTGTCCAGTAGCGACCAACGCCAACTACTTCACCGATACCTTTATCATCCCCCAGCTTATTTACTTTGATCCCTACGTTACCTGGCTCTACCCGATCGCATCCGGTCAGACATAAAGAACCCAAAATAATCGCTGCACTAATCAACGTTTTTTTCATTAATTAATTTCCTGGTTTTTTCACGAAAAAAGACTACTGCGAAAGCCGGGTAAATGAGCGCGAGAAGGACTCCCAACAATACAAGTATTGTGCTGTTAGATGAGATCATATTTGGCAAAAGCCAAACATACAGAACCAGTGACACAATCAAACAGAGGACGGCATAAATATATAACCGCACCCATAGCGTTCGACATTTGTTCGGATTGTTCTGCATCCTCTCACTCCATTATTTAACGAATAAAAAAGCTGCGGTGCCGGGTGCCTCCCGGTATCCTTTGGCTGGTTATCTACCGTGGACGGGGAAACAAGGAGAAATAATGGACAGATATAACCATTTCCCCGCGTGCGCTTAGCCGCATTCACCGCAACGGAAAGAGCATTCTTGGTGGACCTGTAGATTGGGATATGAACCCGTTACAGGAGAATGCTCTTACCTGTTACGTGCTCCGTTTCGTGGAGCTAACGGCGGGTGATCAGACCGCACCAGACTGGACTTATTTCAGCGTTATGCTCATGCCAGAGAATCAAACTGTGATGGTCGGTGCTGAACTCCGACACAGGGTTGTAGCAAGCCCCGCAAAGCGCGCACTACTGTAGTTGCGGCACATCAGCCTGTGCATTCACCACAATGTTGAGAACACTGGTTGTCACGCTGCCTCGCGACATTTATTCATAGATTGGGATATGACCCCGTTACGCCAATGTTCTCAACGTTGTAGTGCCGGTTACGGTTCCGGCCAGGCCTCTTCCTCAACGGGGTGTTCTCCATACGGACTACCGTTTATTGGTCGTTCCTGCGGTTTATGTTGTGAAGCCAGATGCTTATCTTCTGGTTGCTTCAAAGAGCTGCACTTCATCACAACGGTAAGAGCACTCGATGCATTTAAGCCAAGCCCCATAAGGGAGAATGCCCTTACCTGTTGTGCTGGTGCCGGTTAACGGACTCGAACCGCTGACATCCTGCTTACAAGGCAGGCGCTCTACCAACTGAGCTAAACCGGCATTGGCGATGGTGGATGGATTTGAACCATCGACCCGTTGATTAACAGTCAACCGCTCTAACCGCTGAGCTACACCATCACTTGCCGGGTACGTCTCCGGCGAGGGCTTCCACCTCCGTATGCTTTTCGGCGCACCGCGCCCTGACTGCAATTCGGTAACAGGGGATGCATAACCCTGGCTTCCAGCGTGATTAGCGCCTTCAGCATGACGGGATATACCCGTAAATTCGTGGAACTGTACCCAAAGTGCTGTTAAGCACCGCTGTTACGCTGAAAAGAAGACGCAACAGGAAAGGACGCTGACCAACAGATGGCCCCTTCTCGTTCATCTGGTTAATCACACCAGCGCCCTTACCTGTTGTGCCTCCCCGTTCCCTAATACACAGACGGGGACACTCTGTGGTCGATTTTTTGACGGGGGACGACTCATACCCCGTGGCGTCTGGCTTCTTAGGCCGCTACCATCATCAGATTATCGTTTGCATTTACTTTAATGGTCAGTTTCTAAACCGCCGCAAAGTCGCTAACCATGACGAAAACCCTGAAAAAAACGCCCACCCGAAGATGGGCAAACTGGAAGCTCGTAACGCACTTCGGCGTTGCCACTTAGGCGCATGGTCAACCTGGCAACTCGGTGGTTTGTCTGGGAGGACTAGGCCCAGCCATGCTTACCGCCGCGCCTGTCGCGGCTAACAGCTAAATCGCTCTATAAATCACGATTCATTGAGGCGATATTACACTAATAAATTTATTAGAGCAATATACCTAAAACGTCATGAGCAACACCTCGAGTGTCCCCCTTACAAGACACAGAACGTCTGGCAAAAAGAGGTTCCACTCTGAAGCCATTGTCATGATAAAGCTCTCTGATGTTTGGCGCGCCACTGTTAGTAATGAGAACCTTTGCACCTCGGCGATGAGCATCCGTCAACAGAGACACCAGGCGTTTTTGCTCTTCAAACTTAAAGTCATGACCGGAATAGTTCGTGAATCCCTCTGTATTTGGAAGCGGTTCATATGGCGGATCGCAAAAAATGACATCTCCTTCTCCGGCAGCTTCAATCACCGCAGCAAAATCACCACATACAAACTCAGAACGCCCTTCCGCACCAAGGAAGGCTTCCATCTCCTGCAATGGGAAATACGGAGTTTTATACTTCCCATAACCGACATTGAACTCACCGGCCTGGTTGTAACGCGTCAATCCGTTAAAACAATGTCGGTTCAGGAACAAAAACGCCGCTGCGCGATGTAAATCATCATAGACTTGTTTGTTAAACGCATTCCGTACTGCCAGGTATCCTTCCTGTGTGTTGTAGTCCTGGAAAAACCGATGCGCCAGAGTGATAAGTGAACGTTCCTCACGTTGCAAAGTCTTGTAAAAGTTAATCAGGTCAGCATTCACATCATTTAGCAGATTTTCCTTGTATCCGGCATTCATGAAGACAGCTCCGCCACCGACAAAAGGTTCAATCAGGCGCTTCCCTTCTGGCAAATAGCGAAAGATTTGTTCCAGAACACCAAATTTTCCACCAGCCCATTTGAATATGGACCGTTCGAATTCTGCCGCTGGTTTAACTTTTCGCTCTTTTGTTTCATTCCCTTCATTCTGCCGACATGCAGCCTTGGTAATCCGATCGCCAATCCAGCGCATTACTGGTATCGCCATACTATTGCCGATCGCTTTGTAACGCGGTCCGTCAGCTGCAAGCATCGCGGCCTCTTCTTCGCTCAAATCAGGATAGTTTTTGCGAAGGTATGCCAGTTCATCTGAAGAAACTTTTTTACGCTTTTCCGTAGGGATCAATGTATGTCCATCAGGAAAACCTTGCAGCCTTTCACATTCGACAGGGGTAAGACGGCGCATTCTACCGTCGCCGAGCAATACAATTGGTGCTTCATGGTTACATGTCAAAGTTGGTGCCGAATTATCGGTTTTTATCTCAGCCCCTCCTTGCCCATGTGCCATGGCAATTATGTTTGTATCATCGCAAGTTCTGATAGCGATGTTTGAAGTATATCTGGTAGTTTCCTTCCCCTCGCCTCTGCTCGGCGCAATATTCCGGCGCACGCCTTCGAACTCAAAAAGTACCGTTGCGGGATCGAGGTCTGTTCGAGCACTTGCGACAACAAACACGCGTCGGCGTCGTTGTGCCACTCCGAAGTATTGGGCATCAAGGATTCTCCAGGCCACTTTTCGCTGCGGTCCATAAATACAACCACACTGCGGCCACTTTGGAGCATGGCAACCGGTTTTGACATCCCACCGCCAGAACGCGTTACTTTTTCCTGATTCAGGTCGATCACCTGGTTCGAATGGCGCATCTTCTCCAGCCAATCCGGCAAGGAAACATCCGAAGGCGTTATCTGCCGATGACAAGACTCCTGGGACATTTTCCCAGACGATAACTGCTGGTTTGAGAAATGACTCAGCCCGTTTGTCGTCAATTGCATTTGCAAGCTCCACATACTTTAAAGTTAGCGCGCCACGCTCATCATCAAGCCCACCACCTAATCCCGCGATACTGAATGCCTGACAAGGTGTTCCCCCGACGAGCACATCAGGGGATTCGATTTCCCCAGCCAGGACTTTTTTGGCAAGTTTTGTCATGTCGCCAAGGTTGGCGACATGGGGCCAGCGGTGCGCAAGAACGGCAGATGGAAAAGGCTCGATTTCAGCAAACCACGCCGGACGCATACCCAACGGTTCCCAGGCAATACTCGCGGCTTCAATTCCACTGCAAACAGATCCATAGCACAGCTCTTTCACTGCTTAGCCTCTCCACCAAGGGCATTTACCAGAGCATCAACCAGGCACGAAATTTCACTGGTCAACAGGAAGAAATCTGCGTCCAGTCGCTGCGCAACATCTTCACTATCAATATCAGAGTTCTGCTCAAGCAATTCATCCGCAAATTTGACGCTGGTAAGGCTGAAGTTATGGTCCAGTGTAAATTTAATGCGGTTCTGCCAGTCGAGTGCCAACTTAGTGACGAGCTTGCCAGCTTCCAGGTGTGTGGAAATTTCATCGCTTCCCAAATCCTGCTTTTTCACTCGGGCAATACCGCCATCCTCAAGCGCTGCCTTAAGTTCTGCCGCATCCCCCATTTGAAATCCCTGTGGAGCACTACCATCACGTACCCAGTCGGTCAGCGTTAATTCAATGGGATTTTCAACACTCAGGGGAACAACAGGAAGAGAACCCAGAGACTTACGCATAAGCGCGAGCATATCTTCTGCCTGCCGCGCGCTGGCATTGATATAGATACGTTTAGTTGAACCGTCGTAGATCGCCTGGATAACAGAAAACTTTGAAAAAGCCCGTGGAAGAAGAGAATGCAGAACTTCGTCTTTCAGGGAGTCCTTCTCTGTTTTCTTCAGTTTACGCGCTTGTTCTTGCTCAAGTTTTTCAATTTTTTCTTGAATAGCTCGCTGGATAACCGGCGGGGGAAGAATTTTTGTTTCGCGCTTTGCTTCAACAAGGATAAAACCATTTCCATGCATAGCGATAACTTCGGAATTATCACCAAATGGCGATACAAAACCGAACTTGGCCATATCCTGACTACCGCATGGCGTGAAAAGGATCATTTTCTTTTTATCTTCTAAGTCGGTCAGATCCGCCTCACGAGAAAGTTTATAAATAGTAATGTTTTTCCAGTGCTTAAACATGTTGTAACCCTTGAATATCAACCACAGAAAGCTCGTCTTTGTAGAAAAAGGCCAGGTTGTGGCACCCCCTCGTTTGAGCGTATGAGCTGGGACCAATTTCGTTCTTCCAGACAAATGGCTTCAAATCCGTACGGCGAAGCATAAAAACGCGATTTGTTCCGCTCTGATTCCCAATGAGGCAAAAGCCTTCTTTCACCTTGATAGCCTGCAAGTTGTCGAGTTCACCGCTGGTTACACGGCTATCGAACTCTTTGCGGCTTATTAGCTCCATCTGCATCTGACGACTCCAAACAAATGCCCATTGAAGGGCGATGGCTGAATGGTACCGAAAATACGACACAAAAAACAATATTTATTAGAGCAATTTTGTAATAAGTAAACGCCATACAGCCCACAAATAACTTAAGTTAAAATAACGAAAATCAGAGCAAATAATTGGTGATGGCGTGGCAAGTATTGCAACAAAAGACAGCATTTGTTCGGGGCACGGAGGATTCCCATCCAGGCCTCCTGTAGAGAGTGAACCACTACTTAAAGTCAACGGAGTCGAAGTGTTAGTTGATGGTAAGCAATATGCACAGCATACCGATGGAAACAGTACGCACGGTGGGCAAGCTATATCAACCAGGGCATGGTTTACCGTCAATGGTAAAGGGATCGTATGCGTTGGTGACCCTGTTTCATGCGGATCTACCGTAGCGTCCGGAGACGGCCTGGTTCAGGTAAGTTAGGAGATATCATGCTGGAAAAAGACTACCAGTTATCCGCATATAAAAAATTGGCCGCCGCCGGTGGGATGAAAACACCTGGTGCCATAACATCGGCACGAAACAGTGCTAACACAGCAAAACTGCTTGCAGAAGAATTGACCGGATTAATTCTGGATACAATTGTCTATCCTGACACTATTACCAGCTATGTTTCAACGATCAGAACAACCACAACCGGCTTAACGAACATTGGAGAACTGGCAACTAAGCACGCGGACCTGTTGGCTGGTTATGCCGATCTGTCAATGCTGCTTCAACTCGATATTGGTTGGGATGTTTACTGCCGTGCTAATGAGCGAGAAGTTTCAGAACTGCCGATCTCTATTGCCATTGGTGATGTGAATATTACTAAATCGCTTGAGGACGCTGTTAACGCGCTTAATACATCAAGTTTAGTCGCTGCTATGGGGGAGATTAACCAGACCCTTAACACTGGCTCAGGAAGCTCGTCAGGCTCTGGTTCAGGCGGCGGCACTGCCACTCCCCCACCAGCACTAACAGAAGAGCAAATTGAATCTCTGAAAGTAGCAACTGAACAGTTTGGGGTTGTTTTCAACCAGACAACAGCGCCCACAACTGCGTTACAACAGCAGTATGAACGAGCGAATGAAAGCGCCAACGTAGCCATAACTGCTTATAACCATGCTATCGGTACCGCGCTTGCGGAAGCATCAGCAAATAAGGCCAGCACAGCCAGCGCAGTTGCCGCTTTGGTTCCTGATTCTGTTCTTGATGAATTAAACAAAGCGGCACAGTAACAAAGGACTTCATTGATAATTTTTCTTCAGGAGGAAGACATGTCATTCTTTTCTACGTTAAAAACAGCTTTGTCTTTGAAGGAGAAACTTGCTGCTACTGGTGTTCTTGTTCTGATTTGCGCACTTGTTGGTGCTGGGTTTGCATGGGAACGTCATCAGCTAAAGCAAGCCATGGAGAAAATTGGCAGTCTTGATCAGGCTGTTAAGGAACGTGATAAGTCAATAATGGATCTTAACCAGACCATTGAGACGATGAACAAAGCAGAGCAACATTTTCACAGCCAGGAAGTGAAAAATGAATCAGAACAAGCCAAATATGCTGACAGGCAAATGGAACGAAAAGCTGAAGTTCAGAAACAACTGGTTGCGGCGGGTAATGTTCGCCAGCGTATTCCTGCTGACACTCAGCGGTTGCTCCGGGAGTCGATCAGCGAATTTAACGCCGACGCCGACAAAGGTTAACCACCCTGACCCAAAAAGTGCATTTATGTGCAGGATGCCAGAGTTTAGCAGTGAATATTTTGATGATCTGCCAGCGTATATCCTCGATACAGAAACGATGCTGATGGGGATTAACAGGAAGAATCGCAACGTTAATGATTACAACCGAGCTATTAGCGGTAACTAAAAGGGATTTTTATGTCTGATAAAGTAACAGTAAAGCAAACTATCAACAAAGCGACTTCAATCTACAAAATTGAGCAAATCACTGTTGGCAAGCCAGGATCTGAACAATACCGTCGTGCTTTCGAGCTTGCCGATCAGCTTGGTTTAAAACACCCGGATTGCATTGAGCATGTATTTCCGACCTATGCTGATGAGCAATGTACTCATGTTCTTACCGAAGAGGATTTTTTCAGCACTGAAGAACGAGAAGGCGTTGATCGCTGTATTGGTGTGATTTGCTCTTCAGTGAGTTATGAGTTATTCCCTAATGTCCATGAAGATGGTGGTATTGGATACCAATTCCTGTACGAAGGCGATGAGCTTAAATGTTATGAACATGGTCTTCTCATCGAAAGCATAGAATAATACAGCTTCCTTCCAACCGGCTTTGTTGGCCGGTTTTTCACTTATCCACATTATCCACTGGATAGATCCAATAATTAGGTCCATACAGATCCCAATTAGATCCATATAGATCCCTGATCGTTGCAGGCCGCGCCACGTCTGGCCTAGAAGTGTATCGCGATGTGTGCTGGAGGGAAAACGATGTGTGCTGGCGGGATAAAAATGTGTGCTGACGGGTTGCTAATGTGTGCTGGCGGGATATAGGATGTGTGCTGACGGGAAAGCCTGGGTAGTTATCATCACTTATAAAAACTATCCACATAATTCGGAAAAAGTAATATGAATCAATCATTTATCTCCGATATTCTTTACGCAGACATTGAAAGTAAGGCAAAAGAACTAACAGTTAATTCAAACAACACTGTGCAGCCTGTAGCGTTGATGCGCTTGGGGGTATTCGTTCCGAAGCCATCAAAGAGCAAAGGAGAAAGTAAAGAGATTGATGCCACCAAAGCGTTTTCCCAGCTGGAGATAGCTAAAGCCGAGGGTTACGATGATATTAAAATCACCGGTCCTCGACTCGATATGGATACTGATTTCAAAACGTGGATCGGTGTCATCTACGCGTTCAGCAAATACGGCTTGTCTTCAAACACCATCCAGTTATCGTTTCAGGAGTTCGCTAAAGCCTGTGGTTTCCCCTCAAAACGTCTGGATGCGAAACTGCGTTTAACCATTCATGAATCACTTGGACGCTTGCGTAACAAGGGTATCGCTTTTAAGCGCGGAAAAGATGCTAAAGGCGGCTATCAGACTGGTCTGCTGAAGGTCGGGCGTTTTGATGCTGACCTTGATCTGATAGAGCTGGAGGCCGATTCGAAGCTCTGGGAGCTGTTCCAGCTTGATTATCGCGTTCTGTTGCAACACCACGCCTTGCGTGCTCTTCCGAAGAAAGAAGCTGCACAAGCCATTTACACTTTCATCGAAAGCCTTCCGCAGAACCCGTTGCCGCTATCGTTCGCGCGAATCCGTGAGCGCCTGGCTTTGCAGTCAGCTGTTGGCGAGCAAAACCGTATCATTAAGAAAGCGATAGAACAGCTTAAAACAATCGGCTATCTCGACTGTTCAATTGAGAAGAAAGGCCGGGAAAGTTTTGTAATCGTCCATTCTCGCAATCCAAAGCTGAAACTTCCCGAATAAGTGTGTGCTGGAGGGCAGCTGCATTTGAAAAATGTGCGCTGCCGGGAATGCCTGCCCATTTTCCTGTTTTTGGTGTGCGCTGGAGGGTTGCGCCACGCAGTTTGCCCAGACATTCCCTCCAGCACACATCTAACCATCCAAGTTTCCCTCCAGCGCACATCTAATCTTCTATCTTTCCCTTCAGCGCACATATTTGATACCAGCGATCCCTCCACAACACATAATTCAATGCGACTTCCCTCTATCGCACATTCTGGTCCTGCATCATCCCTCCAGCACACATCTAATAGCCTCATCGCTATTTCTTTACGTGCAATAATTTACGCACGAATCAAAATAAGTTGCACGTAGCAGAATCAAACGTACAATTCACTCATACGAAATGATAAGGAGATGATGATGAAACGCGATTACGGCGGTGTCGGCACCATAGCTCTTCGTGCAAGCGCATTACTTAAGGCCATGAGTCAGGATATTGAAGATCAGCGCAAAGAGTTCAATCAGACCGAGTATTATCAGACGTTCACTCGTAACGCTGTGGCAAAGTTGCCGAAGCTGAGCCGCCGCATTGTGGAGCAGGCCATCAAAGAGATGGAAGATGATGGGTACCAGTTCAACAAGAAACAGGTCGGTAACGTTGAACAGTACGCGCTGACCATCCAGAACGTCATTGATATCTATGCCCACCGTAAGATCCCAAAATATCGCGACATTCACAAATCGCCTTACGTTATTTTTGTCGTAAACCTGAAGGGTGGCGTATCCAAAACGGTTTCCACAGTCACGTTGGCGCACGCTCTGCGTGTGCATCAGGATTTACTGCGTCACGATCTGCGCATTCTGGTAATTGACCTTGACCCTCAGGCATCCAGCACAATGTTCCTCGACCATACTCACAGTATTGGTTCCATCCTGGAAACCGCCGCGCAGGCGATGCTGAACGACCTGGACGCGGAGACGCTACGCAAAGAGGTGATTCGTCCGACCATCGTTCCTGGCGTAGACGTGATTCCAGCCTCTATCGACGATGGCTTTGTTGCCAGCCAATGGAAAGAGCTGGTTGAAGAGCATCTTCCCGGACAAAATCAGTACGAAATCCTTCGACGCAATATCATTGATCGTGTTGCGGATGATTATGACTTTATCTTTATTGATACCGGTCCACACCTGGATCCGTTCCTGCTCAACGGTCTGGCGGCCAGCGATTTGCTGCTTACCCCTACCCCACCAGCCCAGGTTGACTTCCACTCAACACTGAAATATCTCACCCGTCTGCCAGAAATGCTGGAGCAACTGGAGGAGGAAGGCGTAGAACCGCGTTTAAGCGCCAGCATTGGTTTTATGTCGAAGATGACCGGCAAGCGCGATCACGAGACATCACACAGCCTTGCGCGTGAGGTTTACGCCAGCAACATTCTGGACTCTTCTCTACCTCGTCTGGATGGATTTGAGCGATGCGGCGAGTCTTTCGACACCGTAATCAGTGCCAACCCGCAATCGTATCCAGGCAGTGCAGAGGCGCTGAAGAAGGCTCGAACCGAGGCCGAGCGTTTCACTAAGGCTGTGTTTGATCGAATTGAGTTTGTTAGGGGTGAGGCGGCATGAAAAAAATAGTTTCCCGTGGACGAGTGCTGGGCAAGAATAGCTCCGAGTTTGCTCGCATGCTTGAAGGCAGTGAAGGCACCAAAACCTTTACCCTAAAATCTGGCCGCCAGGCTAAATTTTTGCTTACCGTTGTGCTGAGTGGTGAGATTGAGTCGCGCACGTTCGTTGACCCGGCAGTTAACGGCCGCGATCAGTCTCTGCTCACCCCTGAGTCGGTAAGCGATATTTCCCGCACCATTAAATTGCAACAGTTCTTCCCGGCTATCGGTCGTATGGTTGGGGAGCGCATTGAGGTATTGGACGGATCACGTCGCCGCGCTGCGTGTATCTTCAATGAAACGAAATTTGAGATTCTGGTGACGAAAGATGAGATCAGCCTGGCGGATGCACGCCAGCTGGCCATTGATATCCAGACAGCCCGCGAACACACCCTGCGCGAACTGGGTAAACGCTTCGAGGTTATGTATGGTAAGAGCATGACCAAAGAAGAGATCGCCCGCGCTGAGAACATTTCAAAGGCTAAAGTTACGCGCGCGTTCCAGGCGGCAGCGGTGCCGGATGAGATGATTGCTGTCTTCCCTGTTGCCAGCGATCTCGCCCTGCCAGATTACCAGTTACTGCTCCAGATCTCCGAGGATGCCAACGCTAAAAGCGTGCCTATTGAAGAGCTGGTTGATACGGTGCGCGAACGAATTGCAGAGACTGAGGGCGCGAAAGAGGATAAAGCGAAGATACTGGCTATCTTCAAAGCGGAAAGCAAAAGCCTGAAGCCCGCGCCGGTTAAATCTGTGGTGGTTGAGAAGCTGCGAGACTTCTCTGACCGTCGCCAATATGCTCGAAAGAAGTCCGATCCGAAAAAACGGGTTGTCGCCTACGAGTTCTCCAGACTCCCGTCTGAAGTGCAAACTGAAATTGACGAAGCAATAAAAAAAATCATTGGGAAAATGTCTGCTGGGGAATAATCCCGCTGGTGGGAGGTGGTGTTAGCCCCTCCCCTTCCTAAAATGTCCCGCACCAATTTCATTGCTAACATTATGATTTGCATGTGTTTTTTAGGAGAATTTCAGACTGAAATTCCCACGATTTAACGCCTGCATTCACCGTCCACTTCCCCGCACAAAAAATTTAAAAAATTACTTTTCGCGAGAAAGTCAACAAGTGACTTTCAATAAAATCTCTTCCGAAAAGGGATTCACACAAGTGCCTTGTGTTTAAGGAAGAGTAACTTGAGTAACTTACGCGAATACCAGAATCGTATTGCAGATATCGCAAAACGCTCTAAAGCCGTTCTTGGCTGGGCAAGTACAGCACAGTTCGGTACTGATAACCAATTCATCAAAGATGATGCCGCGCGTGCCGCATCTATCCTTGAAGCTGCACGTAAAGACCCAATTTTTGCGGGTATCTCTGATAATGCCACCGCTCAAATTGCTACCGCGTGGGCAAGTGCACTGGCTGACTACGCCGCAGCACATAAATCTATGCCGCGTCCGGAAATTCTGGCCTCCTGCCACCAGACGCTGGAAAACTGCCTGATTGAGTCCACCCGCAATAGCATGGATGCCACTAATAAAGCGATGCTGGAATCCGTCGCAGCAGAGATGATGAGCGTTTCTGACGGTGTTATGCGTCTGCCTTTATTCCTCGCGATGATCCTGCCTGTTCAGTTGGGGGCAGCTACCGCTGATGCGTGTACCTTCATTCCGGTTACGCGTGACCAGTCCGACATCTATGAAGTCTTTAACGTGGCAGGTTCCTCTTTTGGTTCTTATGCTGCTGGTGATGTTCTGGACATGCAATCCGTCGGTGTGTACAGCCAGTTACGCCGCCGCTATGTGCTGGTGGCAAGCTCCGATGGCACCAGCAAAACCGCAACCTTCAAGATGGAAGACTTCGAAGGCCAGAATGTACCAATCCGAAAAGGTCGCACTAACATCTACGTTAACCGTATTAAGTCTGTTGTTGATAACGGTTCCGGCAGCCTACTTCACTCGTTTACTAATGCTGCTGGTGAGCAAATCACTGTTACCTGCTCTCTGAACTACAACATTGGTCAGATTGCCCTGTCGTTCTCCAAAGCGCCGGATAAAGGCACTGAGATCGCAATTGAGACGGAAATCAATATTGAAGCCGCTCCTGAGCTGATCCCGCTGATCAACCACGAAATGAAGAAATACACCCTGTTCCCAAGCCAGTTCGTTATCGCGGCTGAGCACACGGTACAGGCGGCGTATGAAGCACAGCGTGAATTTGGTCTGGACCTGGGTTCCCTACAGTTCCGCACCCTGAAGGAATACCTGTCTCATGAACAGGATATGCTGCGTCTTCGCATCATGATCTGGCGTACTCTTGCGACCGACACCTTTGACATCGCTCTGCCGGTTAACCAGTCCTTTGATGTATGGGCAACCATCATTCGTGGCAAATTCCAGACTGTATATCGCGACATTATTGAGCGCGTTAAATCTTCTGGTGCGATGGGGATGTTTGCTGGTGCTGATGCAGCATCTTTCTTCAAACAGTTGCCGAAGGATTTCTTCCAGCCAGCCGAAGACTATATCCAGACTCCGTATGTTCACTACATCGGTACCCTGTTCGGTAACGTGAAAGTGTACGAAGTACCTGCTGGTATTTGTAAGAACTTAACGACAGAGAACATTCAGTTCAGCTCGATGGATGTGCTGTGCTACGTCCGTGATGAAAATCCGGGTAAAGCAGGCTTCGTGACTGGTGATGCTGTCCCGGCTATCCCGTTCCAGCATCCGACCACTCCGGCGCTGGTCAACCGTACCACACTGTGGGGTTCGGCTATCAACGATATGCACCCACGCAACGGCGCTGATTACTTCACTCGTGTAACGCTGACAATGGCCAAAAAAGGCGGGCTTAACTTCATAAGCGGCGACACGATTGATGCCGGTGACTCTGAGTAATCAGGGGAAGTTCTCCGTTTAACATAGCGCCCCCGTGCGGGGCGCATAACAGGGAAAGTTATGTCTCAATATTCAATTCAACAGTCATTAGGTAATGCATCCGGCGTCGCGGTTAGCCCGATCAATGCCGATGCTACGTTATCTACCGGTGTTGCATTAAATAGCAGCTTGTGGGCTGGTATTGGCGTATTTGCGCGTGGCAAGCCGTTTACTGTTCTTGCGGTTACTGAGTCCAATTACGAAGATGTTCTCGGCGAACCGCTGAAGCCGTCTTCCGGCTCACAGTTCGAACCAATTCGCCATGTGTACGAAGCTATTCAGCAAACGTCTGGTTATGTTGCCCGTGCTGTTCCGGATGATGCGAAGTTCCCGATTATTATGTTCGATGAATCAGGCGAACCGGCTTACAGTGCGTTGCCATATGGTTCTGAAATTGAACTTGATAGCGGCGAAGCCTTTGCTATCTACGTTGATGATGGTGATCCGTGTATTTCACCTACCCGTGAGTTAACCATCGAAACGGCAACAGCGGACAGCGCGGGTAATGAACGCTTCCTCTTAAAACTGACCCAGACGACTTCGCTCGGTGTGGTAACGACCCTGGAGACACACACTGTGTCTTTGGCGGAAGAAGCGAAAGATGACATGGGCCGCTTGTGTTATCTGCCTACGGCTCTGGAAGCCCGTTCTAAATATCTGCGCGCGGTTGTTAATGAAGATCTGATTTCTACAGCGAAAGTAACAAACAAAAAATCGTTGGCGTTCACTGGTGGTACCAACGGTGATCAGTCGAAAATCTCAACCGCTGCGTACCTGCGTGCGGTGAAAGTGCTGAACAATGCGCCGTACATGTACACCGCTGTTCTTGGCTTGGGCTGCTATGACAATGCGGCTATCACCGCATTAGGTAAAATCTGTGCAGATCGCCTGATTGATGGCTTCTTTGATGTCAAACCGACATTGACGTACACGGAAGCGATCTCTGCTGTTGAAGATACCGGTTTACTTGGTACCGATTATGTAAGCTGTGCTGTCTATCACTTCCCGTTCTCCTGCAAAGACAAATGGACCCAATCCCGTGTGGTCTTCGGTCTGTCTGGCTCGGCGTATGCGGCGAAAGCTCGTGGCGTCAAGAAAAACTCTGATGTCGGCGGTTGGCATTACTCACCGGCTGGTGAAGAACGTGCCGTCATTGCTCGAGCGTCAATTCAACCGCTGTATCCGGAAGATACCCCGGACGAAGAAGCAATGGTCAAGGGCCGTCTCAATAAAGTATCTGTTGGCACCTCTGGCCAGATGATCATCGACGATGCTTTAACTTGCTGCACGCAGGATAACTATCTGCACTTCCAGCACGTCCCATCCCTGATGAATGCAATCAGCCGTTTCTTTGTCCAGTTAGCCCGACAGATGAAGCATAGCCCGGACGGTATTACTGCGGCTGGTCTGACTAAAGGGATGACCAAACTTTTAGATCGCTTTGTCGCCTCCGGCGCTCTGGTGGCTCCTCGTGATCCTGATGCTGACGGTACAGAACCGTATGTGCTGAAAGTTACGCAGGCGGAATTCGATAAATGGGAAGCAGTCTGGGCCTGCTGCCCGACTGGCGTAGCCCGTCGTATCCAGGGCGTACCGCTGCTTATTAAGTAAGGGAATACAATGAGCAAAAACTTTTTTCAATCCGGGGCATTTTTGGGGAATGGACTGTCCCGTTTCGCTTTGAACTCTGATCCTGTGCAGCTGATGGAGTCTGCCCGAGCAAGCGCCGAACCGCCAACAGATCCGGTTATTAATAATAATCCGGAACCGGCGGCACAGACTAACGATAACGTTCCATCTGATCCGGCTCCTGAGCAAATCCTGGAAGAGAAAGACGGTAAAGAATGGACCGTTGAACAGGCGCACCAGATGATTCTGGAAGCTGCAAATCGAAGTGCGATGCAGAATGCGTTGAGTGATGCGGCCGATGCCGTTTTCGCCTGGGCTGATAGCGGTGATCTGACTTTCGACTCCCTTGATGGTTTCGTTCAGGCTATCGCTGGTATCTCTGATGACGACGACTCCGAAGTTACAGAAGAACAGGACGATGCCTATAACGAAGCATGGGCAAATGTTGCTGACTTCCTCGCAGCATGCGGTGTAGATGATGACATGATCGAAGCACTGGCTGACGATGAAGACGACGACGCTGCTGCTGATGTTGGTGCCTCTATCGCTGGTTTAGATAGCGACGACCGCGACGAACTGGAAGCGGCGTTTGTTGTTGCTGGCACTTCTGATGAAATGCTGACTGAAGCATTTAAGAAGGTTGTTCGTAACGGTGAGATCAAACTCATCCGTAAACGCCTGCGGAAAAAACGTCTGACTGCGGCTCAAAAATCGGCGCTGAAAAAAGCGCGTCGAAAAGCCCAGACCGGCGCGGCAAAACTTGCCCGCAAAAAGTCAATGAAACTGCGCCGTAAGCGCCTTGGCTAAAGGAGGAGGCCGGAGAACTCCGGCCTTTAACTTGAATGGCACCTATACCTTATGGGGTTTACAGCCAGGCTGATGGTGTATCGCCATTTCTGAAAGTTACTTTAACGAACTCTCAGTACCAGGTTACCGGATATATCAGCCAGGGGGCAGCAATGAACATGGCCCAGAATTGGGAAGCGCCGTTTACCGGTATGTCCATGGGGTCTGTTGCTGGTGCTTTCAGTGGTTTTGCGCAGGTTGGTACTGAAACAACGTCGGTGGCCCGTTGGAACAGCTTAATGGTTTGGGAGGGGGGAACACCGCCGACTTTCACGCTGCCAGTAACTTTCATCGCTTTGTTTGACCCATTCACGGAGGTTTCAGGAGCTATCGCCGCATTGTCAGCGATGATTAGCCCGGAACTTAAAGATGCCAGTATTGGTGGTCGAATCCCGGAGCGTGTGACGCTAAACATTGGTCGCCGGATCAACATCATTGATGTCGCTATCCAGGACATAAGTTTCGATCTCGATGCACCCAGGGACAGCAATGGGCATTTCCTGAAAAACACCGTCAACCTCCAGTTGACCGGTTCTTCGATATATAACAGCTCCGATATTGTTCGGGCGTTCCAGTAAAAGGATTTTATATGGGGCACAATAACACTAAGGGAAACCGTAAATTTATTAAGGGCCGCTATACTGCCAACGCGGCCAAAGGCGAACGACTGGTATCTTCTGAATTCCAGCTCACTTTTGCAGGCCATGAAGATATCAGCGTACTGGTTCGCACGTCGCAAATTCCTGAAATGACCCGCGAGGATGTGGAGGACTATGGTCCGAATGGTGTGAAGTTCAATCAGCACGGTCCAATTCGAAACTCTGGGGAAATCCAGGTCCAGTGCGTGGAGACTATCGAAGGCGATATTCTTCAGTTCATTAAAGATCGCATTGCGGCGAAGGACTATGTTGATATCACGATGGCTGCTACCCCTGAATCCAAATCTTCCGGGGTTAACGCTGTGACAAAAGCTGCTACAACAATTGAAATGTTGGACTGCAAAATCTACAGTGATGCAATCGACTTTAGTACCGAAGATGTGACTGCCGCTGTGCGCCCGTCACTTCGTATCGTCTACAACTGGATTGAGTGGGATTAAGTGTTATCCCTTGTACTTTTAATCTTCTTCGGGGGAGGTTTACCTCCCCTTGATACAACCGCATTCCACCGCCTAGCGAATAGAGTAAAATAACATCTTGTAAATACTCTGGTATGAAGTGAGTGTAAACTAACAGTTACCTATTAATAAATACTCCTATACTTTTCTACCTTAAATATTTAGTATGCACATGGTTAAATTTATGTAGCGTCAAAGTTTGTGAAGGCAAGATGTCCGTTAATCTTTGTCGAAGCATATATGGTTCTAGGAAGTATTGGCTTATTTAAGAGGAATGTCATGTTACGTATCAATGATATGAGCAATATTATTGTAGGTATTTACAGCAAAAAAAATGAAGAAAAATCATTTGAGTATATGTACTCTTATCTGACAAGGAAAACAGCTTATTTAACACGTGAGTTTATTCGTGATGGTAATCAGGATAAAGAATTATTAAAAAATACCTATATAGAAGCATTGTCTTGGCTTTTTGCAATCTGTGATAAACTTGAAATACAACCACAGGAAGCATTTTATAAAAAATTCCCTAGTTGCTGTCCTTATTGCTTAGGGGCGCCTTGTTCCTGTTCTCAAACACACAGAAAGCCAGAGAAAATAAGAAGCGCAAAAGGAATTAAAGATGAGCTTTTCAATAAATATAACGCTATTAAACCTATGCAATTTCCGCCTTATGCGCCACGAATGATTAATGATATCTATCCGTCGAATAGAACCATTTGGTCTACTTTTGGTGGGTTTTATCATTCATCCAGGTTATTCGAAGAGTTGGGTGAGTTGCAAGAGGCTTATGCTAAATCAATTGAAGATAAAAATTACAACAAAGAAAATCTTCATGAAGAGTGTGCTGATATATATGCTTGGTTGTTTTCTTTATGGGGGATTATTTTTAAAGATGATGATCTTGGCGAGGCGTTTGAAAGTTATTATCTAAATGGTTGTCCTGTCTGCAATAAAAGAGAATGTGTTTGTGTCAGTTATTCAGGGAAGATTAGTAAAACTGATGAGAAAAGAGCATCATTGGAAAAACTTAAACAAGAGTTAGAACTTCTCTTGAAGGATGAGACGACAGGTGAGTTTAAGGAGAATTTAGAGTCTGCTATATCTGCAATTAAAGATGCGATAGACTCAGGAAAAGATGCAGATAGCAGAAGAACTTTATCGGAAGTCGAAAGTGTTCTTGACTCAATCGAAAAAAATTCAGCCAAGATGTCTAGTGTGGCAAGTAACGCCCTTAATGTTTTTAATGTAATCAGTAAGTTATTCCAATAATGGTGCCCACCGGTTTGTTAGAAAATGAACCGGTGTTGTATTATTTATTATTAAATTAATTTTAATCCTAATAGATGGATGTTTGTTGTGGATATAATTTGTTTAAGTTTTAGGTGTATTTTTCCATATATAATCTAGGTGGTATTAGCAAAGCAAGTATGGAATTTTGTTAACAGCTAGATATTTCTGAAAGTCATCATGTCGCGAAGGCTATTGGGAGATATGGTCTGAATCTTTGCATGATGTGAAATAACTCCTTCTACTTCATTGTGTTTTACACTATTGGGGAGAAAAGGGTGCATTGAGGTTACCAGACACACGAAGAGTGGCGGGGATCACTCCCCGCCAGGTCTCTTACCTTTCAGATTCGTAGGCTGTGAAGACAG